ACTAACACATGCGCGGCAACCGGCCCGAGACTGGAAACGACCTACCAGGAGGTTTCCATCATGGGCTTGTCTCCCGCTCCGCAGTTCGACGAGCGCTCGCCGGTCCACTACGAGGCCGTTCAAACGTCAAACCCTTCCCGCCGCGGCGTTTTGCGGTTCGAGGAAGGAATCAGTACAAATACGGACGTTCCCCGCGAGCTGTCGGTCGGCGCCATGCAGGGGTACAAGACCCCTCCCGGTCGACCGAATCACAACATGAATGTCTATGAGAAGCCACCGGAGGAGACCATGCGCGAGCGCGCCCACCTGGGCAGTGCCGCGTGGCCGGACGCCCCGAGCTTCTTGGGTGAGTTCGCACATGGAACTTCGCACATTGCGGAGGTCAAGTACGAAGCGGTGATCCGCAACGGGCGCCACCAGAACCGCACCGCCGCCGAAGTCATCAACGACTGAGGCATCGCCATGGCGGACAACCCGAAGGCGGCGTTCCACCGGCGCGCCCTGGCAAGTCCGGGCCTGAGCGACGAGGCGCGCGCACACCACCAGGAGCAGCTTCGCAAGCATTCGGGTGATGTGACCGATCTGCCGGGTGGCCCGAATCACGCGCTCGCAGCGCGGGCAGACCCGGAGAACCGGCGCGCTACGGTGCCGATCCGGCCGAAGTCGTCCGCCCCCAAGCCGCCGCGCGCTGCGAAGAAGGCAGCCGCCTCCTCCCCCCCGGCGGATGCGCAGCGCGCGGCCCCCTCTCCCCCTGCGCCCTCTGCGGCTGCGGCGTACACCGCGGCGCACGCGCACCTGCATCAGGGCCCTGCGCCCGCCGCGAAAAAGGCCGCGCCGACGCCACAGCCGCAGGTCCAGCACACCCCGCAGCAGATGACCGCGCTCGCCGGGTGGCACGAGCAGCAGCACCGCAGACTCATCGCGGAGGGCGACGCACGCTCGGCGGCTGTCCACGAGCAGAAGGCGGCGGCGCTGCGCAAGACGCTGGAGACGCATCCCGGGGCCGCGAGTGTCGATGAGGGGCGCAGCAATCCCGAGGTCTCCATGCACATGGAGAGGGCCTCGCATTCGCGGATGCTGGCCAACCGCGCCGGTGTCGCGCGGGCTGCCGCGGCTGCGGACGTCCTGACGGCCAAGCGCAAGGCCGAGGAGGTCGCCGCGGACCCGAACCGGGGCAAGGGCAGCGTCGAGCACGGCATGGCCCTGGCGGAGGTCGCCGCGCAACGCGCGCAGGTCGCCCACCACGCGAACATCGAAAAGACGCACTTCGCCGAGGAGAAAGTCCACATCGCGCACGCCAAGACCGCGCGGGCCGAGACCGCCGAGGAGAGCGCGCGGGCCGAGAACGAGGCGCAGGCCGCGCACGCACGCGCCGACCAGGCCCACGAGGCGGTACGCGGCGGCGAGCAGCGTATTGCGATCGCGAAGATCCACGCGCACGCCGCCGCCAACCCGCAGGAGCAGGAGGCGCGCACCGGCCACGCCCACCGCGATCCGGTGCGCGAGCGCCGCGAGCACATCGCGCGCGCCGCGAAGAACTTCGCCGAGCTCTTCCACACCGGCAGCGACGAACTGATCAAACACATGCAGCGCGAAGTAGGCCACTAACACTCCTGCGCACAGCTCGGTAAGTCTAGGTGTAGATCAACTCACTGAAGGGAGGGGCCAGCGGTGTCGATGTCGTTCCCGTCCCCCTCCATGCGGGCCGCGGCGTCGGATCTCACCGTTGCTATATCACCCCTCGGACTCGTCGAATTGGCCGACGAGGAATTTGAGGTGCATGGTCCACGTTTGAACCGTTATGCCCAGAATCTGGCGTGGTTTTTGGGACATCACTGGGGATATCGTCGCGAATCGGGCGAAACGCAGCTCACCTTCAACTACACGGCGGCGTTCTCCCGCTTCATCACCTCCTTCACTTTCTCGCGCGGCGTGCACTTCGCCAGCGACAAGGCCACCGAGCACATCGTCCCCGCCCTGCTCAAAAGGGTGTGGGAGGTCGACAACCGCAAGGACAAGCTCCTGATGCAGATCGGCGAGCTCGCCGGGGTCTGCGGGGACGTCTTCGTGAAGGTGGCGTATGAGCCCGCGTGGACGGACGCCGCGGGGATGCAGCACCCCGGCCGCGTGCGGCTGCTGGCGATCAACCCGAGCTTCGCATTCCCTGAATATCATCCACACGATCCTGAGCGACTTGTCCGTTTTAAGCTAAAATACCGCTTTTGGGGTACCTCTACAGAGGGCACGCGGCAGGTATATACATACACTGAGATCATCACGGACGAGTATGTCGAGGAGTACATCAACGATGAGCTGATCGACTCGCACCCCAACGGGCTCGGCGAGATCCCGATCGTGCCGATCACGAATATCGAGGTGCCCGGGTCGCCCTGGGGGCTGTCCGACATCGCGGACATCATCTCGCTGAACAGGGAACTCAACGAGCAAGCCACGAACATCAGCGAGATCATCGACTACCACGCGGCGCCGGTGACGATTATCTCAGGGGCCAAAGCTTCGAATCTTGAGAAGGGCCCTCGCAAGGTGTGGGGCGGGCTGCCCAAGGACGCCAAGGTCTACAACCTGGAGAACAACATCGAGCTGGAGTGGGCGCTCCAGTACCTCCAGTTTTTGAAGACCGCGATGCACGAGATGACGGGCGTGCCGGAGAACGCGCTCGGCCAGGAGCAGCCGGTCAGCAACACCAGTGGCGTGGCACTCAGCATTCAATATCAGCCCATGATGTTGCGCTACCACCGCAAGATCATCCAGTACTCCGCGGGGTTCGCGCGCATCAACGAGCTCGCCCTGCGCACGCTGTTCCTGTTCGAGCCGCAGACCCTGAACTACGACCCGGACACCGAGGGACTCAAGACAGATCCCAGCCAGGCCGACGTGCTCGACCCCACCGACCCCCTCGTCTACCGCACGGTCGCCGACTTCCCGCCGCCGCTGCCGGTCGACGTCCTGGTCAAACTCAACGAGCTGATGGTTAAGTTGCAGCTGGGGCTCACGTCCAAGCGCGGGGCGCTGCGAGAATTGGGCGAGGAGTTCCCGGCCGACGCACTGGCCGAGATCTTCGACGAGCAGCTTGAGGAGACCAAACACCAGGGTGTACTGGACCTACTAAAGGCTCAGATAGCCAGTGTTATCCTCGACATGACCGGCCTTCCCCCAGAGGGGGTAGAGCCGCCCGCACCACCGCCGGGCCCCGCGTCCGGCGACCCCGCTCCGCTCCCCGGCCTTCCCGGCGTGGGCGGGCTGAGCGAGGACACGAAGAAAATACAGGACGAACTCGTGGCACTCGCCGCAGGGACGAAATTGGCCCAGTGGCGAAATCCGGACACCAACAAGTCTTCGGAGACGTGACACGTGGACCTCGATCCGACCACCGACCCCGCAGGCACCATCACCATCCCGGTGCCGGTGCCCACTCCCCCGCCGTCCGCAGACCCCGCCGCCGAGCGCATGTTCACCGAGGCGGCGCTTCAGAAGGCCCGCCAGGACGAGCGCGACAAGCTCTACGGCCGCCTGAGCGAGCAGTCCGAGACGATCAACTCGATCCAGTCCAAGCTCGCGGCGCTGGAGACCGAGCGCCAGGCCGAGGCCGACGCGATCGCCAAGGCGAAGGCGGACGCGGACGCGGCGCAGAAGGCGCGGGAAGAGGCGGAGATGTCCGCCAAGGACTTCGTTCGCCAGGAGTCCGAGCGCTGGCAGGCCCAGATGGCGGAGATGGAGCGCCAGCGGCTGGAAGAGCGGGCGATCTTCGACAAGGAACGGCAGTACAACGAGCTGAAGTCGTACACCCAGGCGAAGGTCGACGAGGCGCGTGATGCGATCGCCCCGGAGCTTCTGGACCTGGTGACCGGCAATACCCGTGAGGAGATCGACGCCTCGATCGCGATGCTCACGGCCAAATCCTCCGCGATCGTTGACGCGATCTCGGGAGCACAGGCGCAGGCGCGTCAGGCCAGCCTGCGCGGGGTGTCCGCCACCGGACGCCCCAACATCGGCCCGATGGACACAGACCCGGCACAGCGCACGCTGACTCCGAAAGACATCTCCGAGATGTCCATGGCGGAGTACGCGACGCATCGGCAGCAACTACTCGCGGCAGCCTCCAACCAGGTCCGGCAGGGCGGTCTCTACCGCTGAGCTGGACAAGCACGCCCGAGATAGGAGCGGCCGACCATGGCCAATGCGATCACGGGTACACCCAACTTGTCGGGTTCGCCGACGAACTACAGCGGGTCCAACAACCAGCTGTCGCAGGCGATCCAAACTATATGGTCGAAGGAAATCCTCGACACCAGGGGACCTCGTCGGGTGACCGGCGAGTAAACACCACGCTGTATCGGTGAACCCCACCGACGCTCGTAGAACATGACTCGTGGCACGGGGAATACCGAGGGAACCCGTACCGGGGACGCCGTAGAGACTGCACGCGAGGCGACTCCAACAGGACCGGAAGGCCGGTATAGCCGACCGGGACTGGAGCCGAAGATACAGTCCGATCTGCACCGATGGAAAAGGTGCAGAGCCAGGCGGAAACGACCTGGCCCTAGTGGGTAACTGCTGGGTAACAACTTGCTTCCAGGCCATGCCGATTCTGCGCTTCGAGCAGTTCGCTGTGAAGAAGACAGAACTGGGTGTATCTCCAGGTCTTACCATCAACTTCATGCGATACAACAACCTGGGCGCTGCGGCGCAGCTCGTCGAGGGTGTTCGCATGCAGACCAACGCCCTCACGGCGTCGCAGTTCTCGATCACAGTCGCCGAGCATGGATATGCGGTGGCTGTCACCGAGCTGTTGCTCAACGCGTCCTTCGACGACGTCATGGCCTCGGCCAGCCGTCTCCTGGGCCGCAACATGGCTCAATACCTTGATAATCTGGCCCAATCAACGTTGCAGACGGCCAGCAGCCTGCTGTTCGGGTACTCCAACCCCAGCGGCTCGATCACCAACAAGAGCCCGTACGACTTCGGCACCGTGGGCACCTCCACCAACGGACTGACCGGGACGTACAACCTCACCCCGGCCGCCATCCGCGACGTCGCGGAGACCCTGGCGACGAAGAATGTGCCCCGGATTGGGGAGACTTACGTCGGATTCATCCATCCGCACCAATCGCGCCATTTGCGTGAAGCGCCCGAGTTCATCGAGGTCACTAAATATGCGGCTCCGGGGAATTTCATGCTTGGTGAGGTGGGACGTCTGTTCGACGTGATCTTCATCGAGACGACTCAGGTCACGAAGACACAGAACACCGTTCCGGTCGATGTGTACTCCTCAACGTTCATCGGCGACAACGCCTACGGCCACGCGATCTCTCTACCAGTGGAATTGCGCGACGGCGGCGTCTTGGACTTCGGACGTGAACATGCACTGGCTTGGTACGCGATCCTCGGTATGGGCCTGATCACCGATCAGTCCGTCGTGGTCGTCAACACCAACTGACCCGATCTCTCGGCTGTTTTTCTGCATGAGTATGCGGCGGCAGGTCCCAGTCACTGCCGCCGCCGTGCCCATGACTCGCACAACCACAAGGAGCTGACATGCCGACGCAACGGCGCCGGGCGCAGGATTTCACGGGCAAGGAGGCGGACCGCCTGGCCAAGGAGCGCGACGAGGCCGCCGTCGAGCGCGCCGCCGAGATCACGATGGCGCAGGACGCCGCGCGCGAGGTCAAGAGCGAGGTCGTCGACTACGTCACGCCCAAGGCCGTCGAGCCGAGCGCCGCGGTCGAGGTGCGCCAGCCGTACCGCACGGTGCGCATCAAGGAAGACATGAAGGACGTGACCTACGGCGCGGGCAAGCACTACGACTTCGAGGCCGGACGCACCTACAAGCTCGCGACCGACTTCGCGGACCACCTGGATGGCAAGGGGTTCGTGTGGCACTGAGCGTCGGCGCGCACGCACGCTCCCTGGTCCCCTTCGGCGAGGGCGAGCACGCCCTTCCCCCCGGCTCGGTGTTCACGATCGTCGAGATCGCCGAGCCCGGCGCCGCGGGTGTCGAGACCAGCGCGGAGCCCGTCGTGATCGTCGAGCACGCCTATGAGGCCGCGGTCCTGCGCGGCGGCGAGTGGGTCACCGACACCCACACCCGGCGCCTGGGATTCCCCGAGTCGCGTTTCACCGAGAACTTCGAACCCTGTGAGGACACCCCTTCATGAGTTTCAGCCTCGTCGCCGCCGGAACTCCGGACCAGGTGCGCCGCCAGCTGGACAGCCAGCTCAAAACGATGCAGTCCTGGGCGAGCAACGACACCTCCCAGCCGGAGGCCGTCATCGACCTGATCACCATGCACCTGGACAAGGCGGCCTTCAAGCGCGGCCTGCTGGTCGACGCCAACGGCCACCTCGACACGGAGAACGGCAACCTCAACATCATGATGCGCGGGCTCTACCTGCCGCTCGAATCGGAGACCACCACCGATGCGGAGGGTGCGTCGTGACCACCCCGGCCGAGCCCGCCGCTCCCGCGCCGCAACACCACCCGGCGGTCGCCGAGGTGCTGAGGCACTTCTCCTTCGACCACCTGCCCGAGCACCTGGCGGCGATCTCCAAGAAGGTCCACGACCTGGCGCACGAGATGGCCGAGAAGCTCGACGGCCCGATGCTCACCACCGGGCTGCACAAGCTCCTGGAAGCCAAGGACGCCTTCGTGCGCGCCGCCGCGCATCCGCAGCAGAAGTAGGAGGGGGACGCGGTGAGCGGCAACTTCACCCCGATCGGGGCGGCGTACTGCCTCGATTACCTGGACGGCTCGATGGCGACCACGCTGGTGGTCTCCGCGCCGTCGCGCACGGTGTACCTGATGCTGCTGACCGCGTCCCCGTCCGACCCGTCCTCGCTGCCCACCTACAACGAGGTGTCCGCCGCCGGATACGCACGCCAGAGCGTCACCTTCGCCGCCGCTGCGCTGAGCTCCGGGACGTATCAGGTCGCGAACTCCTCGCCGGTGCTGTTCGGCCCGTTCACCGGCGCCCTGGGCATCGGACCGGCCGCGACCATGTGCGCCCTGGTGACCGTGTCCACCGGCACCTCCGGCATCCCCCTGATGCTCTGGACGCTGGACACCCCCGGGGCCGCGGCACAGAACGACTCGCTCCAGCTGGCCGCGAACGCCTTGACGATGAGCCTGGCATGAGGTGACTTAGGTGAGCGGCCCGGTACCCCTTCAGGACGTCATCGCCCGGGTCCGCGCGGAGCTCGGGGACCTTCCCACGCCGTTTCGCGACTCCTTCGGCGGCGTCGGCGAGGTCGGCGAATTCGACCTGAGCGAGTCCTCGATCGCGCAGGCCCAGGTCACCTACGTCCTGGGCGGGGTGACCACGACCCTGGTCCAGGACCGCGACTACAACCTGCTGCAAGAGGAGGGGCGCGTCCTGCTGCTGGGCGCCTACAACCCGCTGCCGGACAACGCGACCCTCATCGTCACCGGCACCGCGACCGGGATGTTCAGCGACGCGGAGCTTGAAGTCTTCGTGGACGAAGCGGTGCTCATGCACTGCAAGGACCGTCGCCTGACCTCCCGCAACCGCGACAGCAACGGGTTCATCCACTATGTGGAGACCCCGATGACGCTGGCCACGCTGCCCGAGATCGAGATGCTGCCGCTGTCCCTGCTGGCGACCGTGAACGCGTTGTGGGCGATGGCCACCGACGCCAGCTCGGACATCGACATCAGTACCGCCGAGGGCACGCAGGTGCACCGCGGCCAGCGCTTCGCGCAACTGATGAGCATGATCGACGCGGTCTCCGCCCGGTACAAAGAGCTGTGCGAGCAGCTCAACGTGGGTTTTTACCGCATCGAGATGGGCAACCTGCGCCGTGTCTCGCGCACCACCGGCCGACTCATCCCCCTGTACAAGGAGCGCGAGTACGACGACTACTCGCTGCCGCAGCGGCTGCTGCCGGAGGTCGACCACCGCGACGACGACACCAGCGACATCCCCGATCCCGGCACCGCGGGCGGGTGGTGGTGATGGGGCGCCTCGACTTCAAGCGCGGCCGGTTCACCGTCGGCGCCGAGACGCGCTCGATCGAGAAGGGGCTGCGCGGCTACCAGAGCGTCGCCGGGGACAGCGTCGACTACTACCGCTTCCACCACGAGCTGTCGGTGGAGGACCCCGTCTACGACGAGGGCACCGGCGTGGGGCGCGTCTTCCACGGCCCGTTCTCGGTGCCGGTGCTGCATGTGGTGCATCTTCAGGGCGACGACCGCGCCGGGGGAACCCAGGGCTTCTACACCAACGACACCCTCGCGGTCACCGCGGGCTGGCGGCAGATGGCCCGGGTGGGCCTCACCCGTACCGACGTGCGCACCAACGCGTATCTGCGCGACAGGATCGTGTACGACGAGAAGGTCTTCCGTATCGAGAGGATGACGGCGCTGGGCCAGATCCGCCGCGCCGACCTGATCCTCCAGATCGAGGGAACCCAGCTCAAGGCGGACGAGCTGGTCGACGACGCGCAGTTCGCGCCGTACGCGATCGACCCGAACGCCCTGGGGTCCTAGACGCTGGTAGGGTGATCGCCGAGGAGACGGTGGCGTTGTCGGGCACGCACCGGGCGTAGAGGGCGGTCCCTGTTGGAGCGGGGGCCGCCCTCTTTTTCATGCCTCCCTCTATGTACAGCATCTAACACTCCTTCACGTATACAGCGGATCCTGGAAGTGCGCAGGACAACCGCCTATACGCCTGAAGGAGGCCGCCATGTTCGCACGCGCGCGCCTTCGAGTCGGGCGGCGCTGATGCCCCTGTTCCGCAACGAGGACATGGCGGTCAAGGCCAAGCTCCAGGGCCTGACGGTCGCCGACGTCAACGACGACGCGCGCCCGGTCACCGTGCGCTACCGCGCGCCGGAGAACGCATACGCCGACCAGAGCTTCCCACTGATCATCCTGGACCGGGTCGACGAGGTCTTCGATCCGGCGCGGGCGCACACCGGGTACATCCAGATCCCCTACGTCCCCGAGGGCTACCGCTCCTACCCCGGGGCGCCGGGGATGGCGGCCTCGCCCTACTGGAGCGAGTTCCCGATCCCCATGTTCTTGGACTACTCGGTCACCCTGCTGTGTCGCAAGGCGCTGCATCTCACCGCGCTGCTCGCGCAGCTGACCACCTTCGATCTCCTGCCTCCGCGCTACGGCTACCTGGTCGTTCCGCAGGACAACACGGTGCGCCGCCTGGATGTCGTAGGCGGCCCCGACACCGACGCCGTGCGCGACGAGCAGGGCAAGCGCCTGCTGCGCGCGGTCTGGCGCATCCGCACCGTCGCCGAGCTGCTCTGGGCCCCGATCGACACTCCCGTCCCGGCGACCGACCTGAACCTGACCGTCGAGCCCATCGGGGCGAGCCCAGAGTAGGAGCACCACCATGGCCCTCGGTCGTCCCGGGGTTTACATCCAGGAGACCCTCACCCCGCTTCCGGCGGGCGTGGAGGACAGCGGCGCCGCGCTCGCGGCCTTCTGCGGCACCTGCACCTACGGCCCCAGCACCCCGCAGCTGGTGACCTCCTGGGGTCAGTACTCCGCCGCGTACGGCGGGTTCGGCAACGGTATCGACCTGCTGCCCTTCGCCGTGTATCAATATTTCACCAATGGCGGGAACGGCTGCTGGATCGTGCGCGCCACCGCGTCGGACGCGGTCGCCGGGCACGTCACGCTGATGGACCAGCAGGGCACCCCGGCGTCGCTGGTGACCATCACCGCCAAGTCGGTGGGGGTCTCCAGCAACAACATCTGGATCTCCATCACGGCCTCCGGCGCGGCGTCGAGCGGGTTCTTCGACATGAGCGTCGCGGTCGGGACCACGGGCAACGTCGTGGAGCGCTACACCGCGGTCACCTTCAACCCGGCCGACCCCCGCTACATCATCCCCCTGATCAACTCGCCGGTCTCCGGGTCGCAGACGATCACAATGGCCTACACCTCCAGCGTGAGCCCGTGGACCACGGCGCAGACCCCCGCGGTGCAGGCCAACACCCCCCTCGCCTCCGGCGCGGACGGGGTCGCGACCCCGAACCTGGTCACGGCGGCCGAACAGCTGGCCAGCGTGCAGGGCATCATCAACCTGAACCTGCCCGGCATCAGTACCGCGGCGACGATCAACTCGCTGACCTCCTGGGCGGCGGCGCAGGGCAACGTGTTCCTGGTCGTGGACATGCCGCAGGCCAGCTCCACCTACTCGGCGACGGTGGCCGCCTACGAGGCGCTGGCCCCGAACGCGGGGTCCGGCACCCCGTTCACCCAGACCTCCTACGCCGCGGCGTACGGGCCCTGGCTCGTGGTCAACGACCCCAGCTCCCTGGCCGTGGGCGCGGTGCGCACGCTGCCGCCGGGCGGAGCGGTGCTCGGGCAGTTCGCCGCCGCGGACGCCGCCAAGGGGACCTATCTCTCGCCGGGCGGGGTGACCACGGCGCTGGCCAACACCGTGAGCGTGGACACCGTGTTCGCCGCGGCGGACCTGGACACCCTCAACACCGACGGCATCAACATCATCCGCCAGGTCCCCCAGTACGGCTACTGCATCATGGGTGTACGTACACTGGCTTATGGGATGCCGAGCCGCTACATCTCGGTGCGCCGCACCCTGATGTACATCGAGAACCTGTTCAAGCGCTCCCTGCAATTCGCGATCGCCCAGCCCAACAACTACATCCTGTGGGGCAAGATCAACTCGGTGGTGAACCAGCAGCTCAGTGCCTTGATGCAGGCGGGCTACTTCGCCTCCACCCAGGCCAGCACGGCGTACTGGGTGGTGTGCGACCAGACCAACAACACCCCGGCGACCAGCTCGGTCGGGCAGGTCAACGTCTCGGTCGGCGTTGCCCTCTCGAATCCGGCGGAGTACGTCGTGATCTCGATCGGCCTCTTCGACAGCACGACCCAGGTCGCCTCCAACCTGGCATGACAACCCCCTCGGTCCCTGATCGTCGCATGATCCCCGAGAGGGGGAGCAGATGGCCACCAGCACGGTCACCCAGTCGCCGTCCTTCGCGAATTACGCTAGCGACCCGCTTCGGAATTTTAAATTCCACGTCATAATTAACCACCCTGTCTTCGGTTCAGGGGGCAGCGCGACGCCGGTTCCGATCGGCTTCATGAGCGTGTCCGGGCTCGGGATGCAGACGGACATCATTGCTTACCGTCAAGGTGCGTATAACGTGACTACGCAAAAGATGCCAGGTCAGAGCGATTTTGGGCCGTTGGTGTTGCAGAAAGGCGTGATCCTCGGGGACGCCCCGGCGCTCGACTGGATCAAGGCCCTGTTCCTGGTTCAGCAGGGCACCGGCAACTGGACCAACGACCAGGACTTCCGCTCGAACATCGACATCCTCGTGCTGGACCACCCGGTCACCGCGGCGAACGTCACGGTCAAGGCCGCTTTCCGCGTATACAACGCTTGGCCAACACAGGTTTCATTTACGGACCTTGACGCGGCAGGGAACGGGTTCCTTGTCAGCCAGATGACACTCGCCCATGAGGGGTGGGACGTCAACTTCGCCCAGAAGCCCGGATCCGGTGACTCCGTCGCGCCGCCCAACTGACCTAGAACAAGGGAACCGACATGGACTACGACCGCGGGAGTTTCGACGCCTTCGGGGGGCAGGCCACCGCCTTCAAGGCGAGCGAGAACCCCGGCGGCATCGCGGCGGCGATCGAGAGCGCGTTCGGCCCGGCCACCGAGCCGGAGCTCGCGGCGCCGCCGGACACCACCGTGCGCCTGCCCTTCGGGCGCTTGCAGGACGGGCGGGCGCTGCGCACCGCGCGGGTGCGGGAGCTGACGGGCGCGGACGACGAGGCCCTGGCCAGGGTCTCGGGCAGCTACCTGCGCTGGATGGACACCGTCGTCTCGCTCGGCACCGTCGAGATCGGCGACACCCCGGCGACCAAGGAGCTGCTGCGCGAGCTCACAGCCGCGGACCGCGACACCCTGCTGCTGGCGATCCGGATGGCGACCTACGGCGACACGCTCTCAGTACCGCGCTTTCGCTGCCCGCAGTGCAGCGCGCTCTCGGACCTGACGGTGCACCTGGGCCAGGTGGAGATCAAAGGCCCCGAGGACCCGGTGTGCCGGGTGTTCGAGGTCGAGCTGCGCGGCGGCGGGCACGCGCAGCTGCGCCAGCCCACCGGCCACGACCAGATGGAGTTCGACGGGCGCGAGCTGACCGTGCCGGAGCAGAACACGCTGCTGCTCTCGCGGGTGATCGTGTCCTGCGAGCTGCCCGGCAAGAGCGCGGTGTCCGGGTCGATGGCCCTGGCGCGCTCGCTCGGCCTGGCGGATCGCAAGGCCCTGCTGGACGCGGTCACCGAGAACACCTACGGGCCCCGCTACGACGAGATCACCATGACGCACCAGGAGTGCGGACAGGAGGTTGCCGTCCCCGTCTCCGCGGGCGATCTGTTTCGCATCTAGCTCGGTGGCAGAGGTCTACCGCACCACCTCGATCCTCGCCCGGGTCCACCCGGGCTGGACGCTGACGGAGATCAAGGCGCTCACCGCGCGTGAGCGCCGCTACTGGATGTCCCTGGCCAGGTACGACGCCGAAAGGAGGGCGAGCGCGTCGTGAGCGAGCAGCCGATCGTCCCCGACCCGCGCCTGACCCCCGAGGCACCGGTCGCGGCGAACGCGGTGGGCGCGGGCAGCAACAACTTCCAGCGCACCGTGGACCAGGCCGACCGCAGCTTCTCCGGGTTCCTCCGGGGACTGGGCGGCCTGATCACCGACGCCATGGCCGACTACCGGCGCGCCTCCTCCTCCGCGTCCTCCTCCGGGGTGCGCGCGACCAACCCGTCCTCCGGCGCGACCGGCGGGGGCTATGCGCCGCGCGCCCCCAGCGGGCAGCCCATGCGCACCATGGGCAACGTCTTCGAGAACATCGGCTACCGCCTGGGCGGCGGACAGCCCGGGGGCGGCAACGGCGGGGGCGACGGCGGGCCGTCGATGCGCGGCATGGCCGCGGGCATGGCGGTCACCGGCGGCTTCCACATGCTGACCGGGTACGCCCAGCGCACCACGCCCAACATCCTGACCATGGACCGCGCCGCCTACCAGGGGGTCCTCAACTCCGGGATCGGCCCCGGGGGCTACGCCGCAACCGCCCAGCGCGCGGTGTCCGCGATCTACGGCACCTCGGGCACGAACCTCAACGTCACCGCGTCCAGCATCGGCGACGCCGCGAGCGCCGCGTCGATCCTGAACTACTACTCGGGCGCGACGATGCAGAACACCGACGGCACCGCGAACAAGGCGTGGTTCACCGCGCAGTCCGGCATGTACAAGATGGGTTACGCCAACCCCTACATGTCGCAGACGCAGGTCGCCACCTCCCTCGCGTCGATCTACTCGCCGCGCTCGAACATGGCCGCGCTGCAACTGGGCTACCAGCAGCCGATCGGCGCGGGCGGCGTGCAGGCCGACCCCCTCGCCCTGGCGCAGAACGTCTTCTCGCGCACCTTCCGCGGCCAGAAGTCGGTGTCCCCCGGCACCCTGGCCGCCGCCCTGGGCCCCGGCGGGTCGCTCAACGCCAACCTGAGCTACCTGGGGGCGCAGGCGGGGTGGGCGCCGGGCACGACCCAGATGCTGACCGGCTATTTGCAGCAGTACAACACCGCGATCGGCAAGGGCGCCACCCCCGGGCAGCTCAACGACCTGATGACCAAGGCGTCGCGCGGCGACAAGGGCGCGATGTCGCAGCTCTCGCAGTACGGCATGGGCGCCACCACCGTGCAGGACATCAAGAACCTCCAGGCGACCAAGGCCGGGCGCACCGCTGATCAGTACGGTGACTTCAACTCCTCGCTCCAGGACTCGGTCAACCTCCTGAACTCCTTCAACCAGGCCCTGAGCACGATCCTGAACGACACCGGCGTGGGTTCCGGTTTGGCCACCGCGGGGGGTTTCGCGTCCACGTTCCCCGGGTTCACCAACGGCCTAGGAGCCCTGTCGGGCGGTTACACCGCCGGGCGCCTGGGCGGTGGCGGCGGGGGCGTGGGGGGCATCCTCGGCGGGGTCGCGGGCACGGCCACCCAGCTCGGCGGCCTGGCGCTCGGAGGAGCGGCGTGGCGCGGCGGGGCAGGGTTCCTGCGCGGGGGCCTGGGACGGCTCGGCGCCGGGGGTTTGTTCCAGGGCATGGGCGACACCTTCGCCAGCCGCTTCGGGATGATGGGCCTGTCCGAGGGCGCGGCCGGGCTCGGCGCGCTCGGCGTCATCGGGGCCGGACTCGGCGGTGCATACGCCACCGGGCAGCTCGCGCAGGGCATCTCCCACGCCGGGCCGGGCGCAAGCAACGGCCGCGAACTGGCGCGCACCGGGGTCAACATCGCGGGCATGGCCGGGTCCGGGGCGCTGATCGGGTCGATGTTCGGACCCGAAGGCACCGTGGTCGGCGGCGTCATCGGTGGCACGGTCGGCCTGGCCCAGTCGCTGTGGGACTGGCACAAGGACCGTGTCAACACCCCGACCAACCCCCAGGCGTTCAGTACCGCCCAGACCAACCCCCTGAACACCAGCAACGGACTGAACCCGGGCATCACCACCTACGGGCTGGGTTCCGGCGCGTCGACCAGCACGCCCGTCGGCGGCGCCCCCAGCGGGGTGACCCCGGCCAAGGGCGCATCCACCGCGGGCGCCGGTGCCGCGCGCGCCGCCGTGTCCTTCGTCCTCGCGCAGGTCGGCAAGCCGTATCAGTGGGGCGCCACAGGGCCGGACGCTTATGACTGCTCGGGCCTGACGCAGGCGGCGTACAAGAGCGGCGGGGTCTCGATCCCGCGCACCAGCCAGGCGCAGATGACCATCGGCTCCCCGGTCACCCCCGGCGCCGAGGCACCCGGCGACCTGATGTTCCCGGAACCCGGCCATGTCGCCATGTGCGTCGGGGGCGGGATGCTGGTCGAAGCCCCACACTCGGGGGTGAACGTCAACCGGCGCGCCTATTCGCCCAAGGAGTTCCCCACCATGCGGCGGGTGGTGGGCGGGGGCGGCGACAGCGCCGGGCAGAACGCGGCGGCCACCGGCGGCAACGGCGCCACCGGCACCGCGGCCCCACAGCTGGTCGGCCCCAACGGCTCGATCAACGAGGTCGACGCCCTCTCGACCGCCCTGTCGGGTAAGTACGCGCCGCCGACCAAGACCCAGAACAACTCCGCGGGCACGAACAACGTCGACCCGCAATCCGGCGCGAACCTCGGACCCGGCGCCGTGAACGGGAAGGTGACCGACAAGTTCGGGCACAGCTACGCCGTCCCCACCGGCGCCAAACCGCCGGGCACCCTGGCCTCCTGGATCAACACCGCCCTCGCGATCGCCGGGCTGCCGACCTCGGACGCGAGCGACATCAACATCATCGCCCAGCACGAGAGCGGCGGCGACCCCTGGTCCATCAACTTGACGGACAGCAACGCCATGGCGGGGCACCCGAGCGAGGGGATCATGCAGACGATCCCCTCGACGTTCAAGAGCTACGCCATGGCCGGACATACGGATATTTGGAACCCGGTCGACAACATCATCGCGGGCGCCAAATACGCCATCGCCCGCTACGGCAGCCTGGACAAAGTGCCCGGGGTGGTCGCCGTCAACGCGGGGCGCGGCTATGTCGGATACAAGAGCGGGGCCTGGTCAGTACCGGAAGACCAGACCGCCGCACTGCACAAGGGCGAGATGGTGGTGCCCGCCGACCCCGCCAGCACGATTCGCGACGAGCTGCTGAAAAACAGCCTCTACTCCCCCGGCACCGGCGGCGGGAAATCAGCGGGCGGGGTCGTGTTGCAGTTCGCGCCCGGCAGCGTGCAGGTCACCATCCCGAACGCCACCGCACAGGCCGCGAATGCCGCCGCGAACCAGTTCGTCACCGCGATCGCGAACGACCCGCGGATCAAGCAGATGGCGGTGGGACTGTGAGCGAGGTGACAGCGTGATCGAGGACGCCTGGCCGCAAGCGGCGTTCGACCCGAGGATCTTGCAGCTGCCGCTGATCGGCACCACCGCGGTCCAGCCCAAGGGCACCCTGTTCCCGCAGGAGATCAACAACCTCCAGCGCGGCTACATCAAACAGGACAAGAGCTACTACTCGGGAGACAACGCGCCCGTATATGCATGTGCTTTCTTATACAACCCGTCGATGGTGGAGACCACGTACACGATCGACTCCTCGGCCACCAACCTGACCCTGCCGCAGTACAACCGCAGCCCCCTGGACAACGGGGTCTACCTGATCGGGCTGGCCTCCACCCTCAGCTTCAGCCTGCTGTTCGACCGCACGTTCGAAGTCAACACGGGCATCCCGCAGGGCCCCAACCTGCCGAACAGTTATCCTGACCAGTTCCCGCTGCCGGGCGGGCGGTTCGCCGCGGAGGACCCGCGCCAGATCGGCGTCCTGGCCGACGTCAACGCGCTGAAAAGGATTTCCGGGATCACCACGCAGGTTGCGAGCGTGAGCTGGACCGACGCCAACAACAATCCGCAGAAGAGCAACGTCACCGGGCCCATGCAGCAGGTCCCGGCGTGGGTCCATTTCGGCGCGGCGTACGCGCAGAACTCCCTGTCCTATTACGGCTACATATCAGGTATCGATGTTCAATACACTCATTTCTCGGCCAATATGACGCCGATGCGCTGCGCCGTGGCGCTGTCCTTCACCCTGCTGCCCCAGGCGAGCCCGGCATGATCTCCTCCTCCTCGCGCTACACGCGCAACACCGTCGTCCCGCTCACCGACGCCGCGGGCACCACCCGTCCCACGATCCTGCCGCTGACCCCGCAGGGCGTGACCTACACGGTGCAGTACTACACCTGGGGTGCGCACGACCGCGTCGACCTGGTCGCCAAGCGCTTCTACGGCGCGGAGGCGCTGTGGTGGGTGTTCGCGGACGCCAACCCCCAGATCGCGAACTGGCTCAGCGTCCCGCAGGGCACCGTGATCAGGATCCCCGATGCCTAGCATCCTGCCCGCCCCCGCGTTCGCCCCGGCCCTCACCGTGCGCAGCCCCGCGCTGGACTCGCACCGGCTGCCGGTCGCCGCCCAGATCCGCCTCGCGGTCGGCGAGCACGCGATCGCGCAGCTCACGGTCCTGACCCCGGTCACCGCGGACCGCCAGGCGCTGGAGCAGTCAGTACCCTCCTCGATGATCATCGCGGACCGCACCCCGGTGCACTTCACCTACGCCTCCTCGCCCGCGGACTCCTACGACTTCTACGGGTATGTCGCGAGCCATCGGAAACTGAGCACCCAGGGCGTCTCGCGCATCGCCGGGATGGTGACCCTGCCGGTGCAGTACACCCTGACCGGGTCCTCGATGCCGATGCAGAACGCGGTGAGCCGCTCCTTCCTGAACACCACCGGCTCCGCGATCGCGCGCCAGATCGCCGCCGCGAACCAGCTGGCCGCCTACGTCACCCCCAGCCCCCGCATCTTCCCGGCCAAGACCCAGGCCGCCGTCTCGGACTTCTCCTTCCTCCAGGACCTCGCCGCCCAGGTGGGCTTCCAGTGCTGGGTGGACAACTCCCTGGTGTACTTCGTCGACCCGGCCGTCTCGATCGACCCCGCGGGTTTCTCCGCGCCGGTGCTGCGCCGCGACATGCAGCCCGGGGTGTGGGACACCCTGAGCGCGTTCGAGTCCACCGTGGGCGAGACCGACCCGAGCGGCTCGTATCTGACCTCGTACAGCGCCAACACCCTGCGCAGCTCCTCGGGGCAGCTGGCCACCGCCTCCGCCATCCCGACGCGCACCTCACCCGGCGCCAGCGCGCCGCCCGCGTTCGCCCGGGTGGTCAAGGGCTCCGTGGCCTCCTCCTACGCCGAGGCCCAGGACATCGCCAACGCGGCGATGTCCACCCAGCGCTACTGGGTCAGCGCCTGCGCGAGCTGCGACGGCGACACCCGCCTGCGCCCGGGACGCACCGTGCGCCTGGCCGGGCGCGCGCTGCCCGGCGCCGACCAGGGCCTGTGGCGCATCTGCCAGGCCACCCACCGCATCACCCTCGACCCGCTGCTCAAAGCCCACAACACCTACCACATCGACCTTGAGCTCGGCCGCGACCAGGAGGGCGCCCTGAACCTGACCAGCCCGCGCCCGGTGGCCCCGGCGCCCGGCGCGATGGTGCTCAGCGGCTCGGCGTGGCGGGCGGCGTTCTACGGCAGCGGCGCATGAGCGGCGAGATCTACGAGGCGCACGTCGCGGCCACCACCGACCCGCTCGGCCAGGGCCGCATCAAAGTCCTGATCCCGCAGGTCGCCGGGGGCGCCGTGTCCGCGTGGGCCGCGCCCACCGTGCGCACCCACGGCCCCGCCCCCATCCCCGGATCCACCGTGTGGGTCTCCCTGGACGTCGGCGACGCCTCAAAGCCCGTCTACCATGCGGGGCCCGTCTACAGCCCCTGGGCCGCCCCCGCCGCCGCGTGGCTCGCGGCCGGGTGGAGCGCGGGCACCGCTCAGTACCGGCTCGGGCCCGGCGGGCAGGTGCAGTGGCGCGGGGCGCTGGCCACCAGCAGCGTCGTGTTCGGCGCCAGCACCGCCGTACTCACCGGCGCCCTGCCCGTGCCCGCGGTGCCCGCGTACGCCGGGGTGGTGCTGCTGACCCCCACGCCGGTGCTGGACACGCTGCTGGCCGACACCTCGGGAAACCTGACCTGGGTCGGCGGCGCGGTGTCCTACACCGGCACCGCGCAACTGTTCCTCAATACACTCAGTTACTCGACTTTGTGAGGAGGCTGTCATGGCCCAGCCCGTCGCCGTGTCGCTGCCGTTCGCGATCGACCAGAGCGGCGCGGTCGGCGTCCAGCCCTCGGCCACCGCGCAGCTGCGCGACCGGGTCACCGCCCTGGCCTCCACCCAGCCCGGCCAGCGCGTGGCCGCCGTCGGCTTCGGGGTGGCGACCGCGCACCTGCTGTTCACCTTCCGCGACCCCATGGCGGTCACGGAGATCGGGCACGACGTACAGCAGGCGATGACCGTGTACGAGCCGACCGCCGTGCTCAAAAGCATCACCCCGGTCATGGACGCCACCGGCACGGGCATCGCGGGCGTGATCGCGGACGCCGCGCGCAAGGACGACGCCCTGGCCCGGCCCAGCGCGCACACCACCGTGCGCGTCGGCGTCGGGGGCACCGTGACCGACTACGCCAGCACCACGCAGCCCTGAGCACCTTCTAGACTGATGTAAGCACCACACCATTCGGAGCCTGCTCGTAACCGCATTTTGGGACGGGAGGCTCCGCCGCGTGGGCACGCCGCTGCCGAACGTCGTCGACTACATCAGCAAGGACTTCACCGGGTTCCAGCAGTCGCTCTTCGCGTATGCGGACCTTGCGATGCCCCAGTGGACGTCGCGGGACACCGGGGACTTCGGCGTCCTGTTCACGGACATGATCAGCTACGTGGGCGACATCCTGTCCTACTACCAGGACCGCATCGCCAACGAGGCCTTCCTGGCTACCGCCACCCAGCGCGCCAGCGTGCTGAACTTGGCCGCCCTGATCGGATACACCCCCTCGCCAGCCCTGCCCGCGACGGGCACGGTCACCCTGGTCTCGGACCCCGGCACGACCGGCTCCATCCTGCTGCCCGCCGCCACCCAGCTGATCACCGGCTACCAGGCCAGCGTGGACGGGAACATCACCTTCGAGCTGGACGCCGACACCACCGTCCCGGCCGCCGGGGGCAGCGTCACCGCGAACGTCACCCAGGGCAAGGACCAGGGCCACTACGCCCTGACCGTCTCGATCGGCGTCGCGTCCGCGACCACCTACCAGGTGCTGGACCTGGGCACCAGCACGGGGGTGGCCGGGCAGTCCTTCGCGCTGCCGACCGCGCCGCTATTGCCCCCGACCCTGGTCGTGATCGTGCAGCTGCCCGGCGGCCCCGCGGTGTGGAGCGCGACCGACAGCCTGCTGGACGCGGGCCCCACCGACACCGTCTACAGCGTGGCCACCGACGCCACCGGCGCGTCCACCATCGTCTTCGGCGACGGCGTCAACGGGATGGTCCCGCCGAGCGGGGTCGTTATCTCCGCGTCCTACCGCGTCGGCGGCGGCGCCTACGGCAACCTGGCCGCGGGCTCCATCACCGACCTGGCGCACGCGGTCACCGGGGTCACCGTGCAGTCCTCCAGCCAGACCCTCGGCGGCGCCGACGCCGAGTCCCTTGACTCGATCCGCATCAACGCCCCGCGCGCGTGGCGCACCCAGAAACGCTGCGTCACCCTCGCCGACTACGCCGACGCCGCACTCTCGCTGTCCGCCGTGTCCAAGGCCTCCGCGATCAGCTCCGGCACCGGCGCGGTGACCGTGTACATCCTGGCCGCCCAGCGCTCGGCCCCCACCACCGCCCTGATCACCCAGGTCCAGAACACCCTCGCGCCCCTGGTGGTGGCCGGGATGAGCGTGAGCGTGCAGGCGGGCACGGTGGTGAGCGTCAACATCGGCACCTCGGCGTCCCCGGTGCAGCTCTACGTGCAGCCCTCCTACAACCGCGCCGCCACCCTCGGCGCGGTGACGGCCGCGCTCCAGGCGGTGTTCGCGCCGGACGCGGTCGACTTCGGCGAGCTGGTGCCGCTGTCCGCGATCTACGCCGCGGTCGACGCCGTACCCGGGGTGTCGCTGGTCAACATCCCCGTGTTCGCGCGCAGCGACCTGCCCCAGACCGGGACCTTCGACGCGTTCTTCCGCGCCTGGGAGTGCCCGGCCGCCGGAACCTTCACGATCAACGCCACGGGAGGCGTGTAATGGCGGTCTACCCGGGCGCGGTGCGCACCTACTCCACCAAACGCGACCAGATCACCACGGTCGACGCCAACGACGTCAACGCCCTCCAGGACGAGCTGGGCGCCACCCAGCAGACCCTGGGCGTCAACCCCCACATCTACGCCCCCGTCGGCTCCTCCGCGGTGGTCTACGCCAACGTCGGCGCGCGCCTGGACCACCACGACACCACCCTGCTCAGCCTTCAGACCCAGATCAGCAACCTGGTCACCGCGTCCGCGAACGGCTGGAACACCCCGGTCTTGAGCCTGAGCCAGGGCGGGGTGACCCCCAACCGGCTCACGCTGCCCGGCCCGGCGAACTTCGGGCTGATCAACTGGACCAGCGTCCCGGTGCAGGACCCGTTCCGGATGTGGTCCGGCGGCTCGCACATCACCAGCGTGCTCGGCGGCTGGTACCACATCGACGTCGGCTTCTCCGCGGCGGTCGACGAGGTCGCCCTGTCCTCCGCGCAGAACGTCCTGAACGCCTCCGCGCTGCTGCCGGTGCCGATCGCGTTCCAGGACGTCATCGTGCGCTTCCACGTCAACGGCTCCCTGGTCAAGCAGCACGCCTCGCACATCCCGTATCAGCCGGTGTACCTGGCCACCCACCTGCCCACCGTGTCCTACGACGGGCCGCTGCACCAGGGCGACGTCCTCACGGTGCAGATCGGGCAGTACAACGGCACGTGCAGCGGCGTCGCGACGCTCACGGCCACCTACGTGCGCCCGGTGCCGGGGATCTGACGTGGCCACCTACGGCATCGACGTCTACGGCAAGACCCTCTACGGCGCGCCCCAGGACCTGGACTACCACGTCACCAACCTGACCGCCGTCCAGAGCGACTACGGGCGCATCACCCTGTCCTGGGACACCCCGCCCCTGGCCGACTGGACACAGCTCACCCTCGTGCGCTCCGGCTACGGCTACCCCGTCGCGATCACCGACGGCGTACAGCTGGCCAGCTTCCCCGTCAGCACGCTGCGCAGCGACTACGCCGACACCGACTTGCCGCCCGGCTACTGGTACTACACGTTCTTCCTCGCCACACCCTTCCCGGCGTGGTCGGCGGCGCTGACCTACGGCACCGGGGACCGGGTCGCGCACGGCGGATCGGTGTGGTCCTGCCTGGTGCCCTACACCCTGAACGTGACCCCCGGCACGGATTCCACCGTGTGGTCCGTCAGCTTCGAGACCACCCTCTACCGCGCCGCCGGATCCGTCGCGTGCCTCAGTGTGCGCGACTACGGCTACACCGCGCTGCTCGAATCCCTGGTGCCCGCGCCCTACAAGGCTCTGCCGGGCACCAGCACCGACGTCTCCGACCCCAACGCGGATCTGACCGCTTTTCTGTCCATCCTCGGATTCGGTTTCGCGCAGATGCACACCGAGCTCGACGACCTGCTCGAAGTCGACGCGATCCTCACCACCCGCCAGGACCGGCTCTACGAGCTGGGCCAGGGCCTGGGCATCAACCCCGAGCTCGCGTCCTCCGCGCGCTACCAGCGCCTGCGCACCCAGCGCGCCGCCCGCCTGAACCAGGAGAAGGGCACCGCCGCGGGCCTGGCCGACAGCGTGCACGCCGCCACGGGCCTCAAGGCCACGGTGGCGACCGGGGTGAACGAGGTGCTCACCCAGGACCAGTCCGCGTTCTACTCCCCGCCGCCCACACCGTGGAACCCCGCCGGGGCGTACAAACCCGGCGACGAAGTGATCTACCTGGGCGTGCGCTACACCTGCGTGTCCTCCGTGAGCACCGTCAACACCGGCAACTACGTCGCCGACGCGGTGACCGGCGCACCCAACGCCCTGAGCGTGGTGACGGTGTCCAGCGTCTCGTATGTGAAGGAGACCAACGCCGCGGGGCCCACCACCGTGGTCAGCGTCCCGTTCACGGTCCTGGGCAACGGCTCGGTCACCGCGGTCCTGGTGCTGGGCACCGGCGCGGACAGCGGCATCTTGACCGCCGCGATCGACGGCGCCGCGGTGCAGGTGGGCAAGCTCAACCTGCTGCGCGGACAGACCCAGCCCACCACCTACCAGGCGTCCTACGACCTGTACAAGGCGTCCAACGGCTCGGTCACCCTGGGCACCACGCCGGTGGCGCTGATCGCGGGCGCGCACACCCTGACCCTGAGCGTCGCCTCCAAGAACGCCTCCGCCTCCGCGTACGACCTGCTGTTCTCCACCATCACCTTCAACGAGAACCCCTTGATCTACGCGCCCGGCAACCCGCCCACCGGCGCGAGCACGTCCGCGGCGCAGTGGTCCTCCTCCCAGGCGTACACCGACTCGGTCACCTACCTCAACCCGGTCACCGGCGGCATGGGCACCTGGAGCGCGGTCGGCGTCAGCACCACCCTGGCCACCGGATACCTGGGGGCCTGAGCATGACCACCGTTCCGATCGCGAACCAGATCTGGCTGATCGCCACCCCCACCACCAGCGGCGTCGCGGCCCTCTCCAGCGCCGAATACCCGCTGATCACCTCCTGGAGCTCGGCCACCGCATACTCCGCGGGGGCGATCGTGACCGGTACGGACACCCGCCAGTACCAGGCGCTGCTCGCCAACACCAACGTCTCCCCGCCCGCGCCGGGCACCTGGGCGTTCAGTGCGTATACGAGCCCGGACAAGGGGCTGGTCGCGGCCAGCGCCATCCCGCTGCCCTACATCCCGGCGTGGGACGCCTCCACGGTGTTCGCGCCCGGCGCGGTGGTGAACTACGGCCCCAACCAGTTCATCGCCCCCGCCGGATCCCAGGGCGCCGCACCGCCGCCGACCCCGGACAGCAACAGCGCGTGGGAGTTCTCCACCGGCGCGGGGTTCACCGGGCAGCTGGCCAGCTTCTACGTCGCCGGAAGCCCGTACGCCGCCACCGTGTACGCGGGCATCGAATGGTACGACGCGGGCGGCAGCCTGATCGCGGTGCCCGGCGGGATGACCCCCGGCGGCGCGGTGGTCGCACTGCCCTGCTATCAGCGCCTGGCCGCGCCGATCCCGGAGATGAACGCGAGCAGCGGCAACACCCTCGGACTTACCTGGACGGCGAACCCGGTCGGGTACTGGCAGATCACCGGCGGGGTGCTGGTGAAGAACCCCTCCTGGTCCGGCGCCCAGAAAATCAAACTCCTCTACGTCGCCGACACCCGCGCGGACTGCTGCGTCGGGCAGACCGCCCAGTCGGACGTGACCAACCCCTCGGTCGAGGACAACGGCATCCTGTTCCGGCTCTCGGATGCCAGCAATTACTGGATGTGCTCACGCTCCAAGGTGCAGAAGATGACCGCCGGGGTCCTGTCCACCGCGGCCACCTACACCCGGCTGCCGACCGGCAGCCGCTATTACGTGCAGGCGGTCGGCTCGACCATCCGCGTATACGCCTACCCCGGCTCCTCGGGTGCGCCGACGCTGGTGACCACCGTTAGCGACTCGTTCAACTCCACCGCCGTGCGCCACGGCATTTACGACCAGGTGTTCTGACATGCCCACGATCGCGGACACCGCCTCCGGCGCCTCGCACAGCACCGGCAACGCCGCCACCCCCCTGCTGCGCGTGCCCGGCGCGCTGTCCGCGCGGGGGCTGAGCCAGTCCTCCGGGTCCGCCGCCGACACGATCGTGCTGCCGGTCGGCGCGATCAACGACTTCGGGATCTGGGACGCGACCGCGGTCGACCCCGCCGTCAGCTGCCTGCTCGCGCTGGGCACCGGCGCCCCCAACTCGCGCGCCTACGCCGCCGCGACCGCCCCGATCACCTACACCACCGCCCTGGGGACCTTGTGGAACGGGGCCGTGAACGCCGCGATCCGCGCCACCTGGACCGCGCCGACCGCCGCCGCGATCACCGCCGCGCAGGTCGAGAGCATCAACCTCGGCAACCTGCTGTCCGCCGACGCCGCGGACTACCGCACCAAGCTGGTGTACTCGCGCGACGCGGTCTTCTCCGGCATGACGATCTTCGACGCGACGGTCGACCGCAGCCAGGACCGCCCGCTGACCGGCGCCTGGTGCGGAAAGCTGACCAACAACGGCGGACTGCCGCAGTACTCGATGAAGCCGAACCAGGCGGCGATGGCGACCTGCGCGCCGGGCCAGGAGATCACCGGGTCCGTGTACGTCGCCCTGCCGCGCGCCAACGCGCAGTGGACCGCCGGGATCCACTTCTACGACTCCAGCTTCAACATCATCGGCACCTGGAGCTACACCGCGTACGCCACCCACCCCGGCGGCTACGTCTACCAGCAGTCCACCGCCACCGCCACCGCCCCCTCCGGCACCGCGTACGTCGCGGTCGTACCGCACATCACCCCCGCCGCGATCGGCGACGGCGAGATCGCGTATGTCGACGTGCACCGCATCACCTGCAACAACATCGCCGCACGCATCGCGCCCAGCGCGTTCCAACCGGCGCGCGAGCAGATCGTCACCGTCGCCGCCAACCGCGTCAACGAGGTCCTCAATCCCAGCTTCGACGTGGACACCTACGGCTGGTACCAGCAGGGCGGCGGGGCCGGGACCACCTATGGCGTGGACGCCGGGGTCGGGCGCACCCACGTGGGCGCCGCGAAGATCGACGCGCACTACAGCGGCGGCTCCCTGGCGCCCGGCACCGGCACCCTGGGGCAGCCCACCTCCGGCACCGCGCAGCTGCGGCCCGGCGCGACCTACACCATGAGCGTGTACATCCTGCCCCAGGCGGGCAGCCCGGCGATCAACCTGTACGCCGCGATCGGCGGCAACAGCGCCGACATCGTGTTGGGAAACTCCACCGCCACCACGACCGTGATCGAGGGCGGCTGGTACCGGCTGTGGGTCACCTTCACCGTGCCGCTGTCGGCGTCCGGGGACGTGGGGGTCTGGATCTATGTCGCGCAGGCCGACTGGGACGCGCATGCGGCGAACGTGACCTGGTGGGTCGACGACGCGATGATCGAGCGCTCGCCTCTGCTCAACCCCTACTTCGACGCCGCCGAACCCTCACCGGACTACCTGTGGGAAGCCGCCGCGTACCGCTCGCGCTCGCACTACTACCGCGACTTCCGCGCCCTGCAATACCGTCTAAACGGCCTTGTAAGCCAGGCGGTCCCCCTCGGGGTTCCGTACCAGATCATGTATGCACAACCCGATACGTAAATAGCTCGTGGCAGTGATCTTCGGAGACCGCACATGGATCGCTTGTCGCTTCTGTCCCTGCTGGTCGGCAGCGTGCTGCCGCTGCTGGTGGCCGCCGTCTCCAAGGGCTCCTGGCCCGAGGGCGTCAAGGCGCTGCTGCTCGCCCTGTTCTCCGCGGCGACCGGCGTCGGCTCCGCGCTGGAGAACCCCGCCGGGGTGAGCTACCGCGACCTTGCGGCCAACGCCGCCCTCGCGTTCATCAGTGGCGCCGCGGTGGCCGCGGGCACCTGGAAGCCGACCGGCGCGCTGGCCAAGCTGGAGTCCGTGTTCGTCCACGACGTCGTCCCGATCGCCGAGAAGGGGATCGCAGGGCTCGAAGACACCGGCGTTGCGGCCCCTGTCAAGCCGTAGGCCGGAAAGATTCACCCGTTTGCACGTTCCCGCAGGTCAGAGCGTCGCAAGTGCTAACAATCAGGGGTCGGGTAGGGACTACCCGGATGCGGTGCGGGCGGCTTGTATGGGGGCTCCCGGCGCACTCGCGGCGGATGGACATAAGGGAACTTTCATGGGGACATTGACCTTTGCGGTGGCCGGGAACGGGCCCGCGAACCGGGACAACATCTACGAGCTGCTCAACGACTGGCTGGGCTTCGGCGCCAAGGACGAGGAGGGCTACTACACCGGCGAGGGCGTCAAGTACGACGAGATCCGGCTGATCCTGCCGCTGACCGACGAGCACTTCACCCCCGGCGTCGCGATGGTGCACCAGTGGTCGGCCCTGGCGAACCTGGACTTCACCGGTGTGATCTCGGTGACCAACCCGCCCACGCGCCGGGACGTGAAGGGCGCCAAGGGCGAGACGGACAACCTGGAGGCCGCGTCCGACGTCTACGGGCGCATCGCCGAGCTGCTGGCCGAGGCGGACCCGGCGGACGAGGTCGTGCTGCTGGTGCTGCACGAGGACACCGACCCGGACGAGGAGACCCGGGCGCTGATCGAATCCGCATTCGAGCGCGGGGTGCGCACGGTGCTGAACCTGTCCTACGGGCTGGCCCCGATCGAGCCCCCGGCGCCGCAGGTGTTCGGGCAGCAGGAGCTGCCCGAGCCGCAGCTTGCGGAGATCGAGCTGGACGACGAGCGCATCCGCGGGGCGCTGGCCTCGCGCGGCGCCCTGAAGGTCGACCCGGAGGTCCTGGCGCGCCGCCCGTTCGGCGCCAAGCTGCGCGACGCGGTCATGGCGGGCGCGGGGGACGGCCCGGTGACCATCACCCACGCGATCACCCGCACCACGCAGCTGGACCTGGGCCGGGAGCTGGAGGGCGATCCGGTCGCGAACGTGTTCTCCACCCTGGACAAGCTGCTTGAGTACCACATCGCCACCGACCTGGTCACGCGGATGGACTACACCGGGGTCACCGACGGTCCGGGCAGCCCGGTCACCGACGAGCTGCTGCGCCTGCACGTGATCCTCCAGCACCTGCTCGGGGTGGCCCCGACGGACGCGGCGCAGGAGCTGGAGGCGATCGCGGACGCGGTGCCCCAGCCGCAGGAGATCCCCGAGCAGGCCGAGCCGTCGGTGACGGTCGCGGTGCAGATGGCGCAGCGCACCCGCACCGAGTGGTTCGACGAGGAGGCCGGGCAGTGGCGCCCCAAGGGCCGCGGGCGCCCGCGCAAGAACGTGCAGACCCGCGAAGTCCCGGTGGACTAGGCCGTGCCCGCCACCGAGGCCGACGAGCCGATCCGCGTCTTGGTCGACCAGCGCATCTTCTGCATGCCAGCCAAGATCATCCTCGATACCTCGCTCAGCACCGGAGCACGGCTGATCGCGGCGCTGTGGTTCGTGCTTGAGCGGCGTCCCGAAGCCGGGGAGATGGCCGAACTGCTCGGCCTGGACAGGACGGACGCGGTGCTGTTCCTAAACGAGCTGATGACCAAGTCCACATGGATGACGGGGTACTGATGAACGAGGGGTACTGGGCACCGTTGCCCGAAGAGCTGCTGCGAAGCGGTCTGTCTCCGCGGGCGATCACGGTCTACGGGATGCTGCTGCGCTACGCGGGCGACGCGCGGCGGTGCTGGCCGCGCCAGGCCACGCTCGCCGCCGATCTCAAGTGCTCGGTACCCACGATCGAGCGGGCGGTGCGCGAGCTTCGCGAGACCGGGTGGATCACCGTCAAGCGCCGCGGCGTCATCCACGGCGTCGAATATCTCCTCGGCATCGGGAAGCCCGCACCATCGCAGAACCCTGCAAGCGACCCATCACCGGTGCGGGACACCGACCCATCACGGATGGGGGCCCTCAATGAACGAGAGCCAATAGAACCAGAGCCAGAGAAGAAAGACACTTCGTGTCTTCCTTCACCGCCGCGGCGCGCGGCGGTACGCCGGGAGGCGAAGGCGGCCAGGGACCGGGAGGACGCCCTGGATCCGGCGAAGGCTCTGGATCTGTGGCAGACGCACCCGGCGAGCGCGAGCGCCGGGGCCTCGCGGGAGAGCTGGGGCTCCCACGGCCCGCGGCGCTCGCCCTCGGCCGACAGCCCGATGGGCCTGGCCCTGGCGTGGCGCGCGCGGATGCAGGAGGCCCGGATCGCCGGAGCCCTCGACACCAATGTCAAGGCATTGGCACGCTTGTTCCGGGTGCTGCTCGACGAGGGCGTCACCCCCGCGCAGATCCGCGCGATGACGAACCTGTACGCCGAGGCCGGAGGCCTGCGCAATCCGAGCGTGGCCCCCTGGAGGCACTTCCTCTTCCAGCGCCACCTGCTGCTGTCCAAGATCCGCGAGGCCGAGCAGCGCGCCCTGTACCGCGACGACCCCGACGCCTACGTGCGCTGGCCGGAGCGGACCTCGACCCCGACCACCTATGAATTCGTATCCTGATTGGAACCCCGTGACCGAGACAATGCCGCCCGCCTCCGTGTGGAACGCCGCCCGATTCCCCGTGGGCACCTGGGGCCGCGTCCTGGAGGACCTCGCCCATCCTGAGGCCACGCTCCAGATCGCCCGGGACTTCATCGAGACGTTCGCAGTGCGCTACGTGCCCGAGCGCACGCCCCTATCCGAGTTCCCCGACGATCGCAGCCTGATCGGGGTCGGCCTGTTCGTGAGCGGGCCTCCGAAGATCGGCAAGACTGAGATCGCCTGCACGGTGCTGACCGAGATCGTGCTGGGGCGCCGGTACGACGGGATCACCGTGCTCTACGTGCCCTGGCCGGACTACATCCATTTCTTCAACGAGCGTCACGCCTGGCGCGAGGGCCGGGGCATCGAGCACGAGGACGACCTGGAGAGCCTGGACGCCTCCATGGATCGCGTCATGCACGACTCGCTGATCGTGATCGACGACATCGGGCGCGAGCGCATCACCGCCTCCGGTGCGTCCTACGACGAGCTGTACCGCGTCCTTGCCTCCCGCCGCCGCCGCGGCCTGGTCACCATCGCCGTCACCGGCGTGGGGCTGCCCCAGATGATCGCTGCCTACCCCGAGCACCTGGTCGAGTTCCTGCGCGGCTTCACACAGCTGCCGGTCACCATCCCGCGGCACCGGTCCTGATGCAGCACGGCGACATCTCAGACGACCCCCCGCAGCGGCTCTGGGTGGTCTACGAGGGCCTGGTGGGGCTGCGGCGGCCCGAGACCCCAAGCGCACCGCGCAAGGGCCCCTGGCGCCGCCGTACGCCCCCCAGGGCGCTGTCCCCCGCGGACTTCTCGGTCAACGAGCTGGCCGCCGCCGCGATCTACCGCACGATGGTGCGCGACCACTGGCACCTGGAAGTGCTCACCTTCCTCGGGGACGGCTTCGCCCTGGAGCTGGCCGAGACGCTCGGCTACGAGCAGAACATCTACGCCCCGGTCCTGAGCCGCACCCCCGCCGGTGTCGCCCGCGAGCTGGCGCGGCGCCCGGACGTGCAGCGGGTCTACTTCCCCGACCGGGCCAACCTATTGACATTCGGGCAGCGCGGCCAGCATCTTCCCCCCGACCGCGCGGACCAGATCGGACGGCTCTAGATGGACATCGAACACAGGGTCCTGTGCGCGGTCGTGGCCGAGGGCTCGACCCACGCCCTGACCGACGCCCAGATCACCGCCGAATACTTCCCCACCCCCGTGCACGCCAAGGTGTACAAGGCGATCCTCGGCCACCAGACGCGCTACGGCCGCGTCCCGAGCGCCGAGACCCTCGCGGCCCAGTTCCCCGGCTACACCTTCGACACCCCGCCCGAGCCGATCGCCGTCTACCTCGACCGCCTGGTCGAGCAGCGCAACCGCGAGGTGCTCGCTGTGGGCGTGGTGCGCGCGGTCGAGGCGCTGGAGGCCGGGGACCTGGACGCCAGCGAGGGCGTACTCGCCACCACCCTGCGCTCCTTGATGCGCCCGAGCCGTCGCGCGGCGATGCTGGAACTGCTCAAGAGCGGCGACGAGCGCCTGGGGCAGTATCGCGCCTACCGCGAGAGCATCGAGGGCCTGCGCGGGATCCCCACCGGGTTCCCCACCGTCGACCGAGCCACCCAAGGCCTGCAACCGGGACAGCTCGTCGTGCTCGGCGGCCTGCCCAAGGGGGGCAAGACCACTGTCCTGAGCGCCATCACCCGCTACGCCTACGAGGACGCCTACGCCAACGGCAGCGAGCTGGTTCCGCTGCTCTACACGATCGAGATGGGCGTCATGGAGATCGCCGAGCGCCTCGACGCCTCGTTCGCCGGGATCGACGTCCAGAAGCTGCGCAGCGGCACGCTTAACCAGGCCGAATGGATTCGCTTGGAACGCGCGATCGCCCGCGTGGGAGGCATGGCGTCCTTCCACATCCACAAGGGGATCGCACATCAGGCCACGATTACACAGATCGCCGCGTCGATCGAGCGCAACCGCCCCGATTTGCTCGCGGTCGATGGCATCTACCTGATGCGCGACGAGTTGACCGGGGACGTGGGCACACCCCAGGCCATCACCTCTCTCACGCAGTCCTTCAAGCGTCTCGCCGACACCTGGGCGATCCCGGTGATCATCACCAGCCAGCTGCTGCGCTCCAAGGTCGACCGCAAGAAGGGCGCCGACGGCGGCTCGTTCGGTTGGGCGTCGAGCTTCGAAATGGACGCCGACATCGCCATGGCGCTCGATCCCACCGACGACGACGCGGTCAAGCTGCTCAAGATCGTCGCCTCGCGCAACTGCCCCAACGTGCAGAGCCACATCCGCATCGACTGGAGTCGCGGGGCGTGCGAGGAGCTGGCGCAGAGCCCATTCGAGGCCACCACCGGCGGCACGAGCGCGACCTCACGCTGGTAGGGCGCCGGTATGTGGGATCTGACCGCCCCGCCGGTGCCCGGCGACGTACAGGGCGCGCTGCGGGAGCTGGGGATCGAGATCGTGCGCGTCGAGGGCGGGGAGGTGTGGGCGCACTGCCCCGCCCATCTCGCGCGCACCGGGAAAGAGGACCGGCACCCTTCGTTCAGTGTCAACGAGGAGCGCGGTCTGTTCCTCTGCTTCAGCTGCGGCTATCAGGGTTCGTTTCCCACCCTGGTCATGGACCGCCTGGGCCTGGACCCGGTCGCCGCGCACACCTGGACCGCGCGCTACGGGTCGTTGGAGCGCGCCGCACGGATCCTGCGCGGACCCTGCGTACCATCGGCGCCCCCGCCGGAGCCGAGCCTGGCAGGCTACGCCTTCCCCCCGGCCGAGGCGCTTGCCAAACGCGGCATCGACGACGAGGGCGCCGCCCGCTACGGCCTGCTGTGGGACGAGGAGTCCGGCGGCTTCGTCCTGCCGATCCGCGACCCGCGCGGCGCGCTGCTCGGCTACCAGTACAAGCGCGGCAAGTTCGTGCGCAACCGCCCCCGCGGCATCGCCAAGGCCTCCACCCTGTTCGGGGCGCACGCCTTCGACGGCGACACCGCGGTCCTGGTCGAGTCCCCCCTGGACTGCGCCCGGCTGTGGGCCGCCGGAATCCCCGGCGCGCTCGCCTCCTTCGGCGCGGTTGTCTCGGACGCCCAGATCGACCTGCTGGTGCGCCTGGCCGACCGGGTCGTGATCGCCCTGGACAACGACGAGCCGGGGATCTCGAACGCGGACCTGGTCGAGGCCCGGCTGCGCCGCCGCACCCGCGTCACTTTTTTCCGCTACCCGCGGCGCACCGTCAAAGACCCCGGCGAGATGAGCGACAAAGAGATCGCCGACGCCTACGACGGCGCCTACTCGCGCCTCGCGCGGTATTTGGAGCGTCTGTAAATGTTCTGCGGAAATCTGCACGGCTACCAGGAACAGGCCGTGAGCGCCGCCGTCGAGCGCCGCAGCATGCTGATCGCGCACGGGATGGGCACCGGCAAGACCCTGGTCGCCCTCGCCGTGATCGAAGAACTCTTCATGCGCGGCGAGGTCGACAGCGCCCTGATCATCGTCCCGGCGGCGCTGCGCTGGCAGTGGGCCGAGAAGATCGCGGCCTTCGCCGACGTTCGCACGCGCGGGATCCGGCTCAAGAATGTGACGCTGCGCGTCCCGGCCGCGGAACACTGCGCGGTGATCGACGCCGCCCCGGCCAAGCGTGCCGAGCTATACGCCGCGATGCAGCGCGACGGGCGCCCGGACTACGTGATCGTCTCCTACGAGACCGCGTGCGCCGACGCGGGGGCCCTGCGACGCCTGGCTTTCGAGGGGATCGTCCTGGACGAGGCGCAGGCGATCAAGAACGCCGGGGCGCAGCGCACCAAGAAGATCAAGGATTTGACAGCTCCGTACCGGTACGCCCTGACCGGTACGCCCATGGACAACGGCAGGCCCGAGGAGATCTACAGCGTCATGCAGTGGGTCGACCCGTCCGTGTTCGGCCGGTGGGACCTATACGACCGCGCCTACGTCGTGCGCAACGAGTACGGGCGCCCCGTGGCCTACCGGAACCTCGACGTCATGCACGACACGCTCGCCCCGGCGATGCACCGGCGCACCGTGCACGATCCGGACGTGGCCGCGTGCATGCCCGCCGTCGTGCACCGTACGGTCCCGGTGCATCTGGGTGTGCACACCCGCGCGGTGTATGCACGTATCGAACGCGACCTGGAGCATGCACTGGAGCGTGCCCGCGACGAGGGTCGTGCGCACGTGGACGTCGCCGCACTGTACGCGGGCGGTGCACAGCACGGCAGCGCGGCGCTCGGCCGGGTCAGCGCGTGCATGCTCGCCGCGCGGCTGCTGCTGTGCGACCCGCGGTTGCTGCACGTCTCCGCGGCCAAACACCGCAGCGCGGGCAAGGGCAAGGGCAAGGGCATCGGCAGCGCCTACGCCCGCAAGCTGGTCGACGCGGGCGCGATTCCCGAGCAGGCGGGCGGGGAGAAGCTCGACGTCCTGCTCCAGCTGGTCGACGCAGCCCTCGTCGAGCCCTCCCACAAGGTCGTGGTGTTCACCGCGTTCCGTGAGATGCTCCCGCTGCTGCAAGAAGCCCTGGGGGCCTATCAGAGCGTCCTGTACCACGGAGAGCTTGACGCGGCGGCCCGCGCCGCGGCCGTGGCCCGCTTCTGCACCAGCTTCACGTGCCGGGTGTTCCTGAGCACGGACGCCGGGGGCAGCGGCGTCGACCTGCCCGTCGCCTCCCACGTGATCAACTACGACGCGCCCGGCGGGGTGGGTGCATGGATGCAGCGCTGCACCCGGCACACCCGTGCATCCTCGGTGCACCGCACCGTGCACGTGGACGACATGGTCACCGTGCACAGCATCGAGGAGCACGTGCATGCACGGATGCTCGGTGCACAACAGGTCATGCTCGCCTCGGTCGACGACCGTGCACACAAGCGCACGCACAAACGCGGATCACTCACCGCACACCTGCACGCATCACGCACACCGGCGTGGGGCCGAACGGGTGAATGACGTGCGTGCACGAACCGCCCAGATGTGCACACACCACGATCCCACACAGGGTGCACAAGTTCACAAGCGGTAGAATAGTTTGCACAATGCGCAGCACTCTCCTACCCTGTCGAAATACGGTGCACTGATTCAGGGAATCGGGTGGGGAAATGATGCGCTGGCTGAGCGAGATCACGCAGAAAATCGCCGAGCACGGCGCGACCGTGTTCCTGGCCGTCGTGACCGGCGCCCTGAGCTTCAGCCACATCAGGGACCTGGCCCTGCGCGCCGGACAGGGCCAGTGGCAGGCCGACCTCTACCCCGTCGCGGTCGACGCGGTCACCGTGTACGCCCTGCGCAAGGTCCTGGACCGCACCCTGTCCGGCGGCGTGCGCATGCTCGCGTGGTTCGTGTTCGCCCTCTTCTGCGGCATCTCCCTCGCGGCGAACCTGTTCGACGCACCCGTGCACGACCTGGTCGGATACTTCGTCGCCGTGCTGCCCAGCGCCGCCTTCGTCGTCAACACCCTGCTGTCGCACTTCTCGGCGCACCGCGAGGAGCCCGAGGTGAAGCCCGCGACGAAGACCAAGCCCGCCCGCGCCAAGGGTGCCACGAAGCCGCGCAGCGCCGTGCGCCAGGAGCTGGAGAAGCTCGCCGTCGCGTACGCGGCCAACCCGAACGCAACCGGCGTCGCCTTCGCGCGCCAGATCGCCGCCCCCTGGCTCACCGAGCGCGGCCTGGAGCGCTCCGAGGGAAGCCTGCGCAACATTTACCGCCAGGCCACCGCTTAAACGTCCAGATGAGGGTGCGTCCCCCCAACAATTGGTCGATTAGTTGACCACATCAAATCCATAGTCACTTGCAGTGCGCCAACCCTTGGCTTCTTGGCCGGGTGGACCTACGGTCGCTAGCAGTTCCCCCGATAGCAGCACGGTCTTCTCAGACCGCTTCTATCAGGCTGCGCGGATACAACCGTGGAGACATCTGTGATGCAGTGTGACGACCCCGGCACGGTGCCGGGTAAGGAGCTTACCGAGAAGCTGAAAATGTGGGTCTATCTCAAGGCCCAGGTCGACCGCCTCACGAGCCAGCTCAACCAATTGCGAGACGACATCAGCGCGGACGTCGAGCGCTACGGCGAGAGCGACGAGTCCGGGCACCTGCGCCTGGCGATCGGGCGCCCCTTCGAGTACGCCGGGCGCCGCTACGAGGGCATCAAGCGCGAGCGGCGCGTCTCACGCCTGGTCAACGAGGAGCGCGCCGAGGCCCTGGCCATGGCCAAGGGCGTGGTCGGTCGGCTGTTCCCGGCGAGGCCCACCTTCGATCAGGACGAGCTCTACGTCCTCTACCAGCAGGGCCTGCTGACCGAGCGCGAGATCGACGACCTGTTCGACACCCGGGTCAGCTGGGCGTTCAAGCCGGAGGCGGAGGCGCTGTGACCAAGAGCTCTTGCGCCGGTGGCCCGTTCATCCGCACGCCCGACCCGGAAACCGGGCTGTACCCCGGCACCAACCGCCAGATCGTGGCCTCGCGCCCGACCGAGCTGGCCGCCCCCGTCGCCTCCCGCGAGCGCTGGGACTCCTACCCGCGCAAGTACATGGTGCGCGGCAAGACGGTCGAGTTCTTTCCGATCGGCGCCTTGGCCAAGGCCCTTAACCGCAAGGTCACCACCGTGCGGCGCTGGGAGCAGGACGGCATCCTGCCGGTCACCTTCTGGCGCTCGCCGTCCACCGACGTGCGCGGAAGGCAGCGCCTTTATTCCCGCGCGCTGATCGAGGCGATGATCGAGATAGCGCGGGAGGAGGGGGTCCTGAGCCCCCACGGCCGCAACATCCACAAGACCAACTTCCGCGCGCGCATCTACGAGCTGTTCGTGCGCACCGCCAACGCCGAGGCCCAGGCCGCCAAGGCGGACCAGTGAAGATCCAGATCACGCGCACGGTCACCGAGCACGTGAACCTGGGCTCCTATGAATGGGCCGAATATTCGGCCACGGTGACAGCTGACTTCGAAGACGGGGACGTGGACCCCGTCGAGTACTTCCGCAACGCCATCGATCGCCTGCTTCGGCCGGAACGCGAGCGCTATCAGGGCCTTACCACCGAGGACAACTCGGTGCTTCACGCCCATCCCGCGCTGAGCAGGAGATCACATGGAAACCAAGCGCCGCCGCGCACTGCCCGAGGCTGAACCGCAGGAGACCCCGGGCCGCCGTAACACCGCACCCGCCAAGCGCCCCAGCGGCGGCGGATCCGGCGGATGGGGCGGGATGAAGAGCACCCTGGCCGAGGGCGGCGGGTTCGCGCGGCCCCTGAAATTCACCGACGGCGAAGAGCCGATTGTCGTCAAGTTCTTGGATGCCGAACCGTTCGACAGCTATCGAAGCCACTGGATCGAGAAGACCGGGCGCAAGAGCTACCGGCACCTGTCCGGCGACTGTCCGCTCTGCGATCCGTTCGGAGACCAGCCCGCCGCCATGGCGGTGTGCTTCAACGTCGTGAGCTTCGCGGACCCGGAGAACCCCAGCTTCGAATACATCCAGGCCGGAGCACGCCTGGCGCGCAAGCTGGAGGGCATCGCCGGTGACCGCCGGTTCGAGGGCCTGGACGACCCCCGGCTGTACGTCGCGATCCACGCCACCGGCAAGGGCACCAACACCGAATACCAGGCCGAGGTCATCAAGATGCGCGACCTGAAGGACGACTGGGACATCACCGCCCTGAGCGACGAGCAGCTCGCCGAGTTCCGCGCGCAGGCCTACGAGATCGGCTCCTCGGTCGAGGACATCCCCACCGTCGAGGAGCTGCGCGAGCTGGTCGCCGAGCTCACCAAATAGCACCCCGATCTGACGCCCCCGCCGGACGAGTGTCCGCATCCACACCCCGGCGGGGGCGTCGCTCCACACCACTCGGAGTCCGCTCGTGTTCCCCGCGCTCGTGCTCACCGAAGAACAACTGCGTGACACCGTGGCGCGCCTTGAGGCCGCCGACGCGTTCGCGTTCGACATCGAGTCCACCGGCCCCAGGCGCGGGCACCCGGTCTACAACGAGGTCACCTGGATCTCCCTGGCCACCTACGGGTTCGCCTGCTCGATCCCGTTCGGCCACCCCAACGGCGACACCCTGCTGGCCCCCGCGGTGCGCCGCAAGGACCGCGCCACCGGGAAATTCGTCACCCACCCCCCGCTCTGGGACGCCCCGCCCAAACAGCTGGAACGCGAGCGCGTGTTCGAGGCCCTGGCCCCCCTGATGGCGTCCGGCCGCACGAAGATCGCGCACAACGCCACGATCGACCTGGTCTCCGTCGCCAAGCACCTCCCGGCGATCCCCGCGCCCCCCTACCACGACACCATCGTGGGCGTCTGGATCCTGGACGAGAACCTGCGCTCCAAGAGACTCAAGGACCTGATCACCAATACGTACGGGGTGACCTACGACCGCGAGGAGACCGGCAAGGCGGTCGAGCGCCACTCCATCTCCGCCGTCGGACGCTACGGGTTCTTCGACGCCCGCTACGACTGGCTGCTCTATCGCCGCGTCGCCAAGGCACTGAGCGCGCAGGGGTTCGACGAGCTGATGGACCTGGAGATGCAGGTCCTTGAAGTCGTCGCGCACATGCGCCGCGACGGCGCCCATGTGGACACCGCGGCCCTTCAGAGACTGGCCGACGAGATCACCCCGGTACTGGACAACGCCCGCGAGAACCTCTACGCCGCCGCCGGAAGAATCTTCAACCTGAACAGCGTGCCGCAGAAACAGCAGCTGCTCTACGCCAAGCCCGCCGAAGGAGGCCTGGGCCTTAAACCCCTGCTGCCCACCAAGGGCGGCGAGGCCAAGGCGAAACTCGGCGCGAAGCTGACCATCAGCGACTACTCCACCAGCTCCGAGGCCCTGGAGCCCTACGCGGACCAGCCGGTCGTGCAGGCCCTGGAGGCGTACCAGGAGCTGGAGCGGATCGACACCACCTACGTGCGCTCCTACCTCGGCACCGACGACAAGCCCGGGGTCCTCATCAATGACCGTATCCACACCGATTTCGTGCAGTATGGGACGCGCACCGGCAGATTCTCCTCGCGCGACCCGAACCTCCAGAACGTGCCGCGTCCCGGGGAGAAGCTGGCCAGACAGGTGCGCTCCCTGTTCACCGCGACCGAGGGCTACCGCCTGGTGGTTGCCGACTACGGCCAGATCGAGCTGCGCATCCTCGCTCACTACCTCGGGATGGGGGCCCTGTACGAGGGTTTCTGGGCGGGCATCGACGCGCACACGGCGACCGCGATGCAGGTGTTCGGCGTCACCGCCGAGCAGGTCACCAAGGACATGCGCCAGGTCGCCAAGGCCATCGCCTTCGCGATCGTGTTCGGCGCCGGACCCGCGCGCGTGGCCGCGATGGCGAAGATCCCCCTCGCCGAGGCCAAGCGCGTGCTCGAAGTGCACCGCCGCCAGTTCCCGGAGATCTACAGGTTCCGCGAGAGCGTGATCCGCACCTGCCGCTCGCGTCCGGACCCGCACATCGTGACCCTGCTCGGGCGCCACCGGCGCCTGCCGGAGATCCGCTATCGCAACAGCGAGCTGCGCGCCCTGGCCGAACGCCAGGCCGTCAACTCCCTGATCCAGGGCTCCGCTGGGGACCTGATCAAGCTCGCCATGGTGCGCCTGCACCGGCAGCTGCACTCCGGGATGCGCCTGGTGCTGACCGTGCACGACGAGCTGGTCACCGAGACCCCCGCCCCGCTGGCCGAGGAATGCGCCGCGATCGTGCGCGAGGCGATGCTCGGCCCCGACATCCAGAAACTGATCAACTTGCCCCTGACCAGCGACCTCGTCGTCTGCGACAGCTGGGCCGAAGCGAAATAACCGGAGAACCCATGCACCCTAGACGGCGTTACATCCAGATCTTGCCGGACATCGAGGAGACGCGCGTGCTGCGCGACGCCCTGATGGAGTACCAGCGGCGCGAGGACGTCACCGAGCAGCAGCGCGACATGGCCTGGAAGCTGCTGGCCGAGATCACGGCGAAGCTGCGCAAGGAGCTGACCTCGTGAGCGACGAACCGCCGGTCGTCTATCAGTGGCGCTACACGCTCGGCAAGAACGGCCACACCCACCAGTGGATGGACGTGGACGAGGACGCCGGGGTGCACATCGGCTACGGCACCAACAGGATCACCGACGTCGAGTTCCGGATCAAACCGACGCGCGAGATCTGCGAGGTGCAGCTGCGCTCCCACGACGCCCACGGCTTCCGCGAGCACCGCTGCGTGCGCACCCTCGGGCATCCGCCGCAGGAGCGGCACATCACAACCATCGACGACCACACGGTGGAATGGGATTGAGATGGACATCCCCGAAGCCTACGTGCAGCTCACGAAGCTTGAGGCCGAGCGCAACAAGGCCCTGGCCTCTCTCAACGCCGTCTACCGCGAACGCGCCGAACTCGTCGCCCTGCTCACCCGCGGCTGGCCCAGCGAATGGGCCGACGACGCGGACAACCCCGGCTGGCGCGTGGTGTACGTCTACAGCCCCGCGGGCCAGCTCACCTGGCACATCGCACCCGCCGACTGGCCACTGTTCGTCCACGTGCGCCACAACGCCGATGCCGTGTGGGACGGGCACAGCACCGCCGAGAAGTATGAGCGGCTGCGCCGCATCTCCCTGCTGGACGACTGGGTCGCGTGGGGCGAGTGATGAGGCGCCCCCGAGGCACTTGTCCCCTGTGCGGGCAGTCCACGCCGATCAAGAAGAACGGATTCCTGTCCTGCCATTTCCCTCGCGGCGGTGGCGAGTACTGCGATGCAGGATTCTTCGACACCAGGCCCGTGGAGGGCGAACGCGAGAAGGAGGGAACCTGATGGGCTTCTGGGAACGCGCCGTCGGCGCCGCCACCCCGCCCGCACCCGCGCGCGACCAGGCCCCGCTCGACGCCTGGTGGGCGCCGCGCCCACTCGCCCCGCCAGCGCCCGCTGCGCCGGTGCCGCAGCAGAGCGAGGAGCCCCCTCCGGCGCCGCGCCAGGCGCAGTCCGCGAGCCTGGTCGACCGCTGCCCGGCGTGCACCTCCGGCGACTACTTCAAGCCCACCCCGGAGACCAAACCGCGCTGCTACACCTGCGGCTACCCGGTGCTGCACACGACCTCCGGCATGGTCTCCACCGACCGCACCGCCGCCACGCCCTCCCGGCAGGTCAACAAGGAGGGCGGCTACCGGCCGCAACAGATCATCGGCCGGATCAAGTGAACTAGCCCCCGGCGCAGTACACTATCGTCGCAGCGCATCGTAACACCGGGATCGTCGGCCCTGTACGCAGCCGAAACGCCTTCCTCGAACTCTGATTCGGAGAAGGCATGGACCCGGTCGTCACCGCTCTGATCGCGAAGATCAACAAGAAGTACGGCGAGAACACCCTCGTCCTGGCCGCCGACGTCCCCGCGGCCCCCCGCTTCCCCAGCGGCTCCCTGTCCCTGGACATCGCCCTGGGCGGCGGCTGGCCGGGCAACCAGTGGACCGAGGTCATCGGCCAGGAAAGCTCCGGCAAGACCGCCGTCGTCCTCAAGACCATCGCCGAGAACCAGCGCGTCGACCCCGCATTCACCTGCTGGTGGGTCGCCGCCGAGGGATACGACGAGGCCTGGGCCGCCGCTCTCGGCGTGGACAACCACAGGGTCCTGCTGCACCCCACCAACTCGATGGAAGAGGCCTACTCGGCGATGCTGGAGGCCGCCGCCTCCCGCGCCGTGGACACCATCGTCCTGGACTCCTACCCCGCCCTGATCCCCGACCAGGAGGAGGAGAAGGGCATCGACGAGCTCCAGGTGGCCCTCGGCGCGCGCCTGACCGGGAAATTCTTTCGCAAGGCCGGAACATCCACGGCCAGGGCCATGACCGGCACGGAGCGCCCGCTGCTCGGGCTGATCATCAACCAGTGGCGCGACAAGATCGGCGGCTACTCCCCCCAGGGCACCCCCCGTACATCACCGGGCGGAAACGCAAAGAACTACGCGTATTACGCGCGGGTCGAGGTGGCGCGGGCGGAGTACATCGACGAGACGCGCCCCGGCAAGGGCGCCGCCCGTGTCGGCCAGACGATCAAAGCCAGGACGATCAAGAACAAGAGCGCGGCGCCGCACCGCATCGCAACCATCGATTTTTATTTCGATGACGCCCCGCTGCTGGGCTTTCGCCAGGGCGAGTACGACGAGGTCAAGGAGCTGGTGACCATGGGCGTGCTCTACGAGGCGATCGAGCGGTCCGGGGCCTACTACACGGTCACCGGTGTACGGGTGAAGGGCAAGGACGCGCTCGTCGACCTGCTGCGCGGCGACCTGACCGCCCAGGAGCAGCTGCGCAAGCAGATCCTGACCCGCGCCTTCCCGGAGGGAACCCGATGATCCCCAAGACCACGCTCATTGTCGGCGCGATCGGCGTCGTGTGCACCGTCCTGTCGACCGCGGTCGCCTGCTCGAACAAGGCACAGCAGCCGTACAACGACGCCCAGCGCACCCGCGTGCAGAACGACAGCCCGGCGACCGTCGGCAACATGCCCGACGGCTTTAGCAACTGGTCGCGCAAATGCGACGGCCCCGACATGGTGTACACCATTTACCACAACGACAGCCCCTACGGCGGCATCGCGGTGGTCGCGAACGACCCGCGCTGCACGGGGGGCGCGCGATGAGCCTGAACGACCTGCGCCGCCTGACCTACCGCCTGCGCAACACCTCCCCGGATTCGCCCGCGTACCCGTCGCTGGCCGAGGTCGTCACCGCGCTGCTGGACGCCGAACGCGGCTGGAGCCACGACAACGACGAGATCGGCTATCTGGTCGACGAGCTCCAGGCGCTGCGCTCGCGCTACCACGGCGCGGTCACCGCGCTGTGCCGGGAGTACGAGGCCGCCGGGCGCTACGCCGAGATGGAGCGCGCCGATCCGGGCCTGGGACAGCGCTGGAGCGCCTACCAGGACGGGCTGCGCATCGCACGCGACACCCTGACCGACCACCCCGACGGCCTGCGCCCGGTGCACCTGACCGCGGCCGACGCACCCGAGGCGGTGGCGCGATGATCAGGGAACACGACACGCCGCCGACCACATGGCCCGGCAACGAGAGCGTCTTTCCGCTCGGGGACGATCAGTACGCCGACTGGGAGACCCAGTCCGGCACCGCCGCCCGCGTCGGCCTGATGACCTGGCACTGGAACGCCGCCGACGAGCACTGGTGCGGCGGGTGGATCGGGTTCACCAACGTCCCCGGGCACCTGGCGCGCTCCAAGCACGAGCTGGTGTGCCAGGACCCGCTCACGGTCGTGCCCTCGCTGCTGTGCCCGCACTGCGGCAACCACGGCTGGATCACCGGCGGAAAGTGGATCGAGGCATGAGCACCCCGGGACAGCGGCGCAGCCGCAAGCAGGAGCGCAACGGCGCCCGCGAGACCGGCAGCACCCTGACGCCCGGCTCCGGCAACGGCTGGGTCGCGAAGAACGACGCGCGCAACCGCTACCACTCCTTCGAGTACAAGACGACCGCGTCGCGCAGCTTCAGCCTGCGCCGCGACGTGCTGGAGACGGTCGAGCGCCAGGCGCTGCTCGACGGGCGCGAGCCGGTGGTCATGGTCGACCTCGCGGGCCGCGAGTACGCGGTGATCACCAAGGACCACTTCCTCGAACTGACAGGGGGCGGGTAATGGTGTTGATGTCCAGGGATCGCGCGGTGGACTGGTCGCGCGGCGACGACCCGCTGCGCGAGGCCCTGTGCCGCAAATTCCCTCGCCCCCGTTTCGGCGCGGACCCCTGGTTCGACTCCGCCCCCCAGGCCATGGCGATCTGCAACGGCGACTCCGGCGGCCCGGTGTGCCCCATGCGCCAGCGCTGCCTGAAGCGAGCGATCCTCAACAACGAGTCCTGGGGTGTGTGGGGCGGGCTCCAGCAGCACGACCGCAAGGCGATCAAACGCGAGAACCCCGACGAGCCGGAGAAATGGCAATGGCGACCCCCCACCGCACCAACACGGCGAAAGCGGCGCCGACGGGGGGCGCCCGCGGCCTCGCCGAGCTTCTCGCCAACCGAAAAATCCCCACCGTCCTGCTCGCCGACATCCGCGCCCACGTCCTCGACGCGGCCCGCAAGCCCGACCCCGAGCGCAACCCTCACGCTCTACATCCCAGCGACATCTGCCGCACCGGCTGGTGCCCCCGCGCCAACCTTGAGCGTCTGCGCGGCAGCGTGAGCACCCGCGAGCGCCAGACCTTCTCCCGCGAGGCCGTCTTCACCTACGGACACGACGCGCACGCCCGCTGGCAGCGCTGGATGACCCAGATGAGCCTGCTGGAGGGCTACTGGCGCTGCCTGGCGTGCGAGTCGCGCTTCTACGCGCGCGCCCCGAAATGGTGCGACTGCGGCAGCGCGCTGCTGGTCTACGACGAGCTGCCCCTGCAAGACCCCGACCTGATGATCGAGGGGCGCACCGACGGATACGTGCCCGAGCGCCACTGCCTGGTGGAGATCAAGACGGTCGGCGAGGGCACCGTGCGCTACGCCGACCCCGCCCTGCTGGAGCGGCACACCTACGACACCCCCCGCGGCACGGTCCTGGACCTCAAGGGCCTGTGGGACGCGATCCACAAGCCGTTCGTCGCGCACCTGCGCCAGGGCCAGATCTACCTCTACCTCGCGCGCACCATGGGAATCCCGGTCGACCGCATGGTCTACCTCTACGACTCCAAGCTGTCGCAGGACGCGAAGGAATTCTCCGTCAAGTACGACAAGAGCTTGATCAAACCGATCCTGACCGGCGCCGCGCAGATCAAGCTGGCTCTGGACGGCGTCGGACCCGATCCGGCGTGCCGCTTCCCCGGCGCGTGCCGCGACTGCGAGGCCCTCACGTGAGGCCGGTCACCCGCAGAGCCGCGCGCGCGGTGGAGAACCGCGGCCTGCGCCTGCCGGTCGAGCCCGACGGCGACATGCCCGAGCTGCCGCAGGACATCACCGAGCTGTCCGACGACGAGCTGATGCGCCTGCTGGTGGTCTACGGCGCCTGGACGGCGTTCGCCGCCGCGGTCGCCGCCGGATACGAGAGCGACGAGAAGGATCTGGAGACGGCGCTGAACCGGGAGAGGGCCGCCGCGTCCCTGCGCCGTCCGGAGTTGCGCACGGTCGCCGCCCAGAAGGCCGCCGCCCTCTCGGACGCGGCCGTGGAGCAGCTAGACGGCGAGCACCAGTTCGTGCGCGCCAGCCGCGGATTCGCCGCCGTGGCGCGCGACAACGCCGAACGCAGCGGCGCCGTCGTCTCCCGGGAGCTGACCCGGCGCACCGCACGACACGACAGAGAAACCCGGACCGGAAGGTGGAACCCGTGATCGTGCCCGACGACACCGTGCGCATGCCCGAGAAGGATGATCCCCACGGGCTGATGGTGTGCCGCGAGGTCTTTCCGTCCGAGTTCCTCGACGACCGCATAGACCGGTTCGGCGTGCCCGACGCCCTGCGCTACAGCCTGGGGCGCATGCTCAGCCATTCCTACGAGAGCGCGGGCCTGCTCGGGCGCCGTGTGGTGCGCTTCGAGGTGTATTTCGACACGGTCGAAAGCCGCTTCGGACCGGAGCTGTACATGCGCGTCCACAGCGTCTCCAAATTCCGGGACGTGCCGTGAGCGAGTGCTGGATCGGCATCGACCAGTCTTACAGCGGATTCGGCCTGAGCATCCTGCGGCCTCACGGGCACACCACCACGGTCACCGCGTTCCCCCCGGGCAGCTATGGCAGCGGCGTCGACCGGCTCAACGCGATCGGCCGCTGGCTGACCGAGCAGATCACCCACACCCGCCACGGCTACTACGTCGCCCACGTGTGCATGGAGGGCTACGCCTACGGCGCCAGCCACGGGCGCGAGGAGGCCGGGGAGCTGGGCGCGGTGGTCAAGACCGTGCTGCGCATGACCCTGGACTCCCCCGTGTGCTACCCCACCCTCGTGCCTCCGCCCACGCTCAAGAAGTTCGTCTCCGGCACCGGGCGCGCGCCCAAGGACATCGTCATCGCCTCCGTCAAGGGCCTGTGGGGCATCGACTTCGCCAAGGAGATGACCAAGGCGCAGGCCGATAACGCCGCCGACGCCTACGTGCTCGCCCGTATCGCCAAGGCGATGTCCACCCGCGGCGACGAGCCGCGCGACGTGCGCATGCGCCAGACCCTCACGCCGCACACCGAGATGAAGCGCACCGCGCGGGCGGCGTAACACCGCCGCAGGGCCCGGCCGTACCTTCAGTACAAGGACTCGTATCTGAAGTACCGGATTTGGAGCACCATGGCCGCGCCGCGCGTCTTCCGCGTCAAGAGCGGAACCCCCGCCGTCGAGCTGGGCAGCGCGGTCGCGCACGCCCTGGCCGACGGGCGCACCGTCGAGATGCGCGCCATCGGGCCGAGCGCCGTGAACCAGGCTGCGAAGTCCGTGCCCATCGCCCAGGGCTACCTCGCCCAGCGGGGCCTCACAGTGATCACCACGATCGCGTTCACCGACGCGCAGGTCGCCGAGGGCAGCGTCAGCGCCCTGAGCTTCCGGGTGGAGGCCGTGGGCGGGGGCTGGGGCAGCGATCGCCGCCGCGAAGCCTCACTCACGGCTTAGGCATCCACGTCTTTATACTGTGGGCAGGGCCGATCGTCACCCGCTCGCACTTAGGCCGCTCATGTCGGAGGCACGTCCATGGCCAAGAGCCGCAACGAGATCTCGCCGATGGGGCCCTTGATCGGCACCTCGGACGCCACGTCCTCGCGCGCCGTCGGGGTCAAGGGCGGCACCCTCGTGCCCAAGAAGGGCTCGGGCAAGACCAAGGACCCCACCCGCCAGCCGGTCGGCCGCCGCTCCCAGACCAAGGAGACCTCCGGCGCCTGCAACGTGGTCACCGCCACCCGCGCCTACCCCGCCCCCGCCGAGGGCCTGGGCCGCAACGTCTACATGCTGCCCTCCAGCCACGGCCAGAAGGACACCTGGCGCGCCGGGTTCGACGGCCTCGGTCCGGAGCCGAACTGATGTCCGGCTACGACACCTCCGGCGCCGCGCCGATCAGCCCGCACCAGTTCTCCACCTCGCTCGCCGCACAGGGCCAGCCGGGCGTGCGCGCTCATCCGGCACCTGCCCCGGGCGCCTCGCCGATCAGCCCCATGCCGACCGCCGACCAGGCGGCCCGCAAGTCCTCGATGTAAGGGGGTGACCCATGCCGAACTGGATGTACAACCCGCCGATGGGCGTGGGTCAGCAGGGCTCTGTCGTCCAGAACGCCAACGGCGGCGTGCCGCTGATCGGCGGGCGCTCCATCCAGGACGCCCGGCGCATGATGCAGACCGGCCGCGCCCCCCAGGCACAGTATCCAGACGGTTATATCGGTACCCTGATAGACCGGCGCCAGGACCGGGTGATGCTCAACGTGCAGGGTCGCCTGACCCAGCGCCAGTACCAGCGCGGCGTGCACAAGGGTGAGCGCATTGACCTCAACGACTATTTCTGGCGTCCCGAGCTGAACCTGATGTCCGGCATCGAGGCCCAGCAGCGCGGCGGCGAGCGCTGGACCGCGCACGGCAACGAGGTCGAGCGCCTGGCGCACCTGGGCAAGGTCCCGGCCGCCAGCCCGGCCGAGATGTACCGGATGAAGCAGGTGAGCTACCCCGAGGACCCCAACGCCCTCGGCCAGACCAATCCCAGGCGGGTCGCGCAGCTCGCGCACCTGCGACCGGCGTGGAGCTAAGTGATGCAGAACTCGAATACGGTCTACGACACCACCAAGCCGTGGCAGAGCTTGCAGGAGAACCAGGTCAGCCGCGCACTGAGCGGCCAGGCCAGGCTCTCGACCGCGGCGATCGAGGCGATCCGCCCGCCGATCGCGAACATCGGCAAGCCCGCGCCGCCCCGCTTCGGATACGGCCCGTGCCAGCAGCCGACCATCGCGGACGTGCTCGCGGTGGACTCCAAGTTCCCGCTGCCGCGCGTGGACTACACCGGCTCGCAGGCCGGATACAGCGGCACTAGCTACCCGACCCTGGGGGTGATGTGATGGCTGTCAAGCCGCATCCGAAGGGGACGTTCGACGCGCGCCACACAGGCAACGGTGACAACGGTGCTTTCGCCATTCATACCCATAGGCCCCGGGCCAAGCAGGCGAGCACCGCCGCGGTCTCGCAGGCCTCCACGTTCAAGGTCGCCGCCGGGGAGCACGCGATCGCCACCCGCATGCCCGCCGCACCCAAGGTCCCCGCGGCCCCCGGCTCTCCTGGAAAGGGGGCGTGAGATGGGACTGCCCCAGCTGCGCTCGATGAACCGCGAGCTCGACAGCGGATTGACCGACGGGACCTACAAGAAGGTCGTGCGCGACCGCGGCGGCCTCCAGGTTGACGCCATGACCCAGGAATCCCGTAGCGACCTGCACGACCTATATTTCGGCATCCACGAGGCCGAGGTCAAGCAGGCCCCCACCCGCGGCCCGGTGCGCACCCAGGCGTACTGCGCCACCCCGCCCGCCGACCCCTGGGGCTGAGCATGTTCGGACTGATCGCAGCGATCCTGTTCGCCGTCGCGTTCATCATCAACGGCAGCGGCACGTCGACCAACGCCTGGTTCAGCCCGCTGAGCCTCGCGCTCGCTGGCCTCTTCTGCCTCGCGGTGCACCTGCTCGGCGTCGGCACCGGCTGGAGTATCCGGCGCCCGCCGCAATAAGCACCTAACAGACCCCCGGGAAATCGTTCGAGCATGGATGAAAAGACTCGAACAAGCCCGGGGGTTTGTCATGACACTGCGCGGACCGGACATCGCCAGCTACCAGCAGGGACTCGTACTGCCCCTGCCGGACGGCGACTTCTACCTGGTCAAGGCGACGCAGGGCGCGTCTTACGTAGATCCGTTCTACCCGGCGTGGATGGCGCAGGTCACCAAGGCGGGCAGGCCGGGCATCTGGTACCACTTCGCCACGGTCGCCGACTCCGCCGCAGCCCAGGCCCAGAACATGGCCAACCACGTCGGGGACAAGAGCCTGCCGGGCATGCTGGACGTGGAGGTCGTGGCAGGCAAGGCCCCCAGCCTCGCACTGGTCTGCAACATCATCGACGAGGCCCACGCCCGCGGCCTGCGCATCAAGCTGCTCTACCTGCCCAAATGGTACTGGCAGCAGTACTGGGGCTCGGTCGACCTGAAGCCCCTGCGCGATCGCGGGATGTTCCTGATCTCCTCCAACTACCCCGGCGCCGCGGGCACGGGCCTGTCCCAGTACGAGGCGGACGGCGGAGACGGCGGCGTGGGCTGGAATCCCTACGGCGGCATGACACCGGCGCTGTGGCAGTACACCGACGCCGCCAATGAGCAGGGCCAGAAGGTCGACTTCAACGCCTACCGCGGCACCGCGGCCGAGTTCGCGGCCATGCTCGGCGAGCCGGTCACCGACGCCGTGCCCAACACCACCGGCGTGCACCGCACCCTGAGCATCGGCATGGGCGGCGACGACGTGCGCGCCGCACAGAGTCTGCTCTCGGCCCTGGGCTATGACAGCCAGGGCATCGACGGGCAGTTCGGCTTCCGCACCCTGGCCGCCGTGCAGCACGCGCAGGGCGCCTGGGACCTGGCCGTGGACGGCGTCGTCGGCCCGATCACCTGGGGCTGCCTCGGCGCCCACCGTGTCGATCTGCACTACCCCGGCCTCATCCTGGCCAGCGGGAGCCAGGGCGCCCACGTGCAGCGCGCCCAGGCCATGCTCTGGCTGCTCGGCTTCGACCCCGCCGGGATCGACGGCGTCTACGGCCCGCACACCGCCGCCGCGACCAAGCGCTTCCAGGGCGCGCGCAAGATCGCGCAGGACGGTGTGATCGGCCCGGTGACCTGGGGTCAGCTGACCGCCGCCGCATAGCCGTACCGCTGCTAGAGTGGATCTCGAATCGCCCCGTCTCCGAGGGAATGTCGCCGCTCTCTTTCGCGACCCTCGGATGACACATGGCTGAGAACATCAGGCTGCTGCGGTGCGACGACTGTCTCACGGTCGAGCCTCTGCCCGACTATGAAGGGCCGCCTGAGCAGGACGAAGTCCTCGCGCACCTGATAGAAACCCGGCACACCGAGCGCAGCGGCCTGACGCACAAGGGCCTGACCTACCTGGTCGAGAAGCGGTTCTGGGACTCCCCCTGCGCCCGTGAGGCGATCGTCGCGCGCATCCGCGAGGCCAGCGGACACACGGGCCTGGACCCGGAGTTCTACACCACGCGGGACACCTTCACCGAGGACGCCCTCGCCTGCTGGGCCGCGCACCACCGCAACCCGGCGTGCAACGAATACAAATCTGATCGCAAGAAGCTGACGCCCGCCACGCAGCAGGAGCGCAAAGAGCTGGGCATGGGCAAATTCCGCAGCTCGCTGAGCAGATATCTCTGCGAATTCTGCCCCGTTCATTCACTCGTTGTCGAAGCAGCCCGCCGCAAGGCAGGGCTCTACAACTAGGAGCATCCCCATGCCCAACACCCAGGGCGCCGTCCCCCTCGGCGGCGGATCCAACGGCAGCCCCCGCTTCGAGCGCCTGAGCGAGCGCGACCGGCGCGACCTGGAGGCGCTGGCCGAGTCCACCGGCACCCCCGCCGGGCAGAGCGTGCCCACCGCGTTCCTCGTCGTCGTCACCGAGCCCGGCGTCGCCGTCGCCATCCAGGACCTCGCCGCGCTGGCCAAGTACTCCCCGCAGCACCCGGCCAGCATCCAGGAAATGCTCATGGCCTGCGGGTATGTGCGCGAGCGCATCCACGACTCCATGCTCATCCAGGGCATCGTGGCCACCTCCATGCAGACCGCCGCCGCCATGCAGCGCCAGGCCGCCGACGCGCAGCTGGCCACCGAGCTCGGCCTGAACTAGACGCATGAATATCGCGATGGTCGTCGAGGGCGTCATGAAGGCGCCCTCGTCGGAGGCCCCCATCCCCGCCGGAACCGGCCTCTATAAGGCCTTGGTCGAGGTGGAACACCGCCTGCACCTGCTGAGCGAACAGCGCGACAAGCTGCTGGAGGACTGGCTCAAATACAACGCGCTGCCCGGGTACATCACGCTGACCCAGATCCACGGCCTGGACCAGCGCGACGGCACACTGCGGCGCACCCTCGGCGCCCTGCGCACCACCGGCGTCCTGGACCTCGTCATCGACGCCGACACCCGCCGCTGCGCGCACGCGTTCGCCGACGGATTCACCGTGCTGCCGTTCCTGTCGCCGTCCTTCGCCCGCCCGCACTGGCGCCCGGACTTCAACGCCACCCCGAGCGCCTGGGACCTGCTGGAGGCTGAGGTGGACCGCCAGCGCGACCTGTCCGCCATGGCGCGCGCCGCCAAAGCCACGGAGGAATAGATGACCGCGACGACCCTGGAAGACTGCGACTGCGCGCGCGGCGTCGAGACCTGCGGCGATGTCTGCGCCTGCTGCGACTCCCCGTACACCGAGGCGACCTGCGCCTGCGACTGCGTCGCCCGCAAACTGGCCGCGATCTTCGACGTCGCGCTGGCCGACCCGGAGGCGTTCGAGGCGGCCGAACACAAGGAGAAATGGAACGAGGAGTTCGAACGGTGCCTCGACTTCGAGCTGGGGCGCCCTCCTGCGCCGCAGCAGGCGCGGGTGAACTACGAAGTCGCCACCAGCCTCTCCAACACGGCCCTGGTCACTGCGTGGGAGGCGCTGCTGCGTAACCCGACGATCGCGACGAATTTCTGGATCACCGCGGCGCCGCCAGCCACGCCGTGGCGGATCCTGGGCACCTCCACCGGAGACTGATCATGAGGCTCTGGTTCGCGGGCGCTGAGGTCTCCGCCTGGCGGCGGCTATTGGCCGACCAGGAAATCCCCGACGTCGCGATGAGCTACATCGGGCTGGCGCGCAAGGTCAAATTCACCAAGCCGTGGCTCATCGCAGAGCATTTCGACGCGGGCCAGAATATCCTGCTGGACTCCGGCGCCTACAGCCTCAACAACTCCCCCACGCCCCCCGGCGAGAGCGAGCTGCGCGAACTGGTGGAGCGCTACGAGGACTTCGTGGGCTACAACACCGGCGCCGTCGACTACGTCCTGGAGATGGACGCCCTCGCCCTGGGCCCTGCGCTTCTTAGGAGCCACCGCGACACCCTGAGGGATCTGGCGGGGGACAAGGCGGTCGCCGTCTGGCACCCCCAGGACGGGCTCGCCGAGCTGATGCTCATGGCCGAGCGGCACCGCAACATCGCCCTGGCCGCCGTCGAACTCGAAGGCAGAGACCTCACCCCCACCCTGGTCTCCCTCGCGCGCGACGGGGTCAAGCTCTTCGGACTGGCGATGACCAAGCCGTCGGTGATGGCCGCCATCCCCTGGTACAGCGTGCACTCCACCTCATGGCTCAGCCCCTCGCAATACGGCGACACCGTCGTGTGGAGCCGCGGGGAGCTGCGCCGCTACCACTCCCGGCAGAAGGACGTCGCGCGTCGGCGGCACCGAACCGAGATTGAGATGGCCGGTTTCGACGCCCAGGCCGTGCTGGAGGACGACACCGCAGAGGTACTGAAGGTATCCCTGTGGGCATGGACCAAGCAGCTCGAAGCCGTCAACAAAGTAACCATCACCCCCGAAACGCCTTGCGGGCAGAACACGGAAAACGACCCGGACGATGTTGAGATCGACCCCCCTGGGGCGCGGAACCCGATAGTTACTACAGGCCCCCGCCAGCGCCCCGTCGAGCCGCTTCCCGGCATCGGCGTCGAGAAGTTCGCGCACGAGCGCACCGACGAGGACGGCGCCCGCGAGATCCGCGAACTGCCCCTGCTGCGCAACACCGGCGGCACCCTAAGAGCCTGCGACACCTGCTACGTCAAAGACGTGTGCCCCAAGTACGAACCCAAGGCGGCCTGCGCGTACGACGTGCCGGTCGACCTGTCCACCGAGGAGCAGCTCGACGCCCTGCTGCGGCTGATCCTGGAGCACGAAACCGCCGACTACCTGCGCGAACGCTGGGAGGAGGAGCTGCTGGGCGGGGGCGACCACTCCCGCACGGTGCGGGGCCGCGCGAATATCAGCAGGCTGCTGAAGCTGCGCAGCGACATGAACACCTCGGGCTTCACGATCAAGGTCAGCCAGCGCGGCGCGGCCAGCGGCGCGGAGACCGGATTCCTCTCGCGCATGTTCGGATCCCCGCCCCCCGCGATCGCCCCGCCGCCCCCCGTGCCGACCGTCTACGAGCAGCTCGGCATCCTGGACGCCGAGGTCCTGCCGGAGGAGAGCGAGTAACTATCTTCGGCGCGCCCGGACATGAAAAAGGCGCCCCGTGCGCCAACTGGTGGTAGCACACGGGGCGGCCGGACCGGGCGGATCAGCGTAAGAAGCCCGGCAACGCCGAAGAGATCGTCTCGGCGAGGTCTAAGGGGGCCGCCCGCGCAGCAGGGGGTGGGAGCATACGCGGACGGCGGCTTGGTGGGCCTCCCCTCCCCAACGGCGTGGATGCGGCACACCGCGGGGAGGGGGCCCGGTCTAGGGGGAGCGGATTAGCCCGCTCGGGACACCGGCGGCATCGCGTTGAACGCGTCGATCTCCTCGGCCAATCGCGCGAGGTCACCCGCGTCGCCCGGCTGTGCGAGACGCAGGCCGCCGTGCGCTCGGATGTCCACGGTGTTTTCGAGCGCGTTGCGTACCGGGCGGCGCGGTAGCCCGCGGGGTGTGAGCGCGAGCGGCTTCGGGGGCTCCGGATGCGACGCTTCGAACTCCGTGACGCCCAGCATGCGTTTCTCACCGTCGGGCAGTTCCCGCATGTTGCGCTGAAGGTACTTGACGGCCTCTCGGGTCGCCGGGCCGGGCGGCTCGTGGTTGTGCGCGGCGTAGATCAGGATCGCGAACGCGGTGTTGAGCAGGTGGGCGATGGGCGCCCGGTCCAGCCACGGACCTATCGCGGAGTGCAGCAGTGCCAGTGACTGCTGGCGCGCGTTGGCGTTCATCTCATCGCCCAAGCTCTGCGACATGTCGCGCAGAGCCTTGAGCTTCTCCGCGAGGTCGTAGACGCGCTCGGCGTAGTCGTGCACGGTGGGGTCGTACGCGGTGTGATCGTGTGATGTCATGACGGCCCGTCCAGGTTGAGCAGGGCATAGCGGTTGAGCCCGGCGTCCGGTTTGGCCTTGAACCAGGCTTGCTCGGTTAAGTCAGCGACAAGCGCAAGCCCTCGCCCGAACTCGGCGGTCGCACCGCAGCGGCGCACCCACGGACCATGCGTCCCGGGCATCGCCCTACCGGTGTCGCCGACTGTGATCAATAGGCGGTGGTCGTTTGTATGCCAGGCCAGGACGACGGTGACCAGCGCGCTGTCGGTGTGTTTGACCACGTTCTGGATCAGTTCGCCGATGATCGTCTTGACGACGTCGGCGCACTCGCTCAGGTCCCACTCCGCGAGCCACGCCTCGGTGTGACGCCGGGCCAGCTCGCCGGTGGATCTCTGGCGTACGGGGAGTGAAATGTCTGCGGAGGCGTCAGCCCGGCTGACACGGGTGTCGAAAGCTTCCACGACGGTTACAGCGCTCATGATCTCGTCCCAGGGGATGCCGGTGTGCACGAGATGCTGCATTTGCGGGTGCACTGGCGGTCCACGTTGTACGCTACGAGCTGTCACTTCGTGACTCACCGTCAGCTGCTAAGACGAGAGTGGCCCTGTCGCAGAACATGTGCAAGAACTAGTTCGCGTCGTAATACATTCGTTACCAACACAGCGCGCTTCCACCGGGCATGATGTTCTCGGGAAGGGAGGCCACATGGCCTTTAGCGCTTCGTGGACGCAAGAGCAGGTCGCCAGGCGGCTTGTCGAGCTGCGCAAGCAGCACCCGGACAACCTGTCGATCGAGGCGGCGGCCAATATTGTCGGGTTCGGAAGGGTGAAGCTGCAACGCATCGAGCGCGGCGAGGTTCAGGTCGAGCCTCGGGACGTGGTAAAGCTGTGTGCGCTCTACGGGGTTGCGCAAGTGGAGACCGAGCGCCTGTGCGAGATGGCGATCGCCACGCGTACGGACGCCTGGTGGGAACGCTTCGGCGGGGAGATCGGGGCCCGGCACCAGGAGTACATCGGCTACGAGAACGAAGCACAGCGCCTGAGTACGATCCAGCCGGTTCTCATCCCGGGCCAGCTCCAGACAACGGACTATGCGCGCGGCCTCTACGCGGGCAGCGCCATGGTCACCGATCCGGACCGCGTCCAGGCACTGATCACCGTGCGCATGCTGCGGCAGCGCAGGCTCACCGAGCCGGAGCCATTGGAGCTGCGAGCCGTCATCGGAGAGGCCGCACTGCGCAAGCCGTACGGCGGCCAGCCGGTGTTCCACACGCAGCTCAAGTACCTGCGGGAGGTGGTCGAGCTGCCCAACGTCAGCATCCGGGTGGTCACGCTCGACACACCGGTGGTGTTCTGGCAGGTGCAGCTCCTCGAATTCCACAGCGGCGGCCCCGCGGTCGTGTACACCGAGACGACATTCGGGTACATCAAGCATGACGGAGATTTGGAGGTCACCCAGGCCAGGCGCGTGATCGGCAGGGTCACTCAGGAGGCGCTGTCCGAAGCGGAATCACTCAAGTTCATCGAACGACGGATCAAGGAGACGGCCAACTGATGCAAGGCCAATGGATGAAACCCGCCAAGAGCGGTGACAACGGTGGCGACTGCGTAGCGGTGCGCGAGACGCCCGACGGTTTCGAGGTCTGCGACACCAAGGACCCCCACGGCCCCGTGCTCAAGTTCACCCGCCGCGAGTGGGAAGCGGCTCTTGACGCGGCGCGCACCGGCGAATGGATCCCCGTGCAGCTGTAGCGCTGTAACGCACTGAGGCCCCCCTGCCGCCCGATCCACCCGGGTAGCGGGGGGCTTCGTCGTCTCCGCCCGGAGCCCTCTCATTGTAAGCACTTGTGATTCTACGGTTGACGTAGCGATCACAGGCGAGAGGGCATGGCCATGCCGCTTCCCGGCAACATCAACACGATCACGGTCACCGGCACGTACGTTGATTTCAACGGCGTCGCGATGTCCGGCAGCGTCACCTTCACACCCCCCGCCGAGCTGATCGACGTCGCCGGGACCACGTTCCTCTCGCCCGGCCCCATCACCGAGCAGCTCGACTCCAACGGCCACTTCAGCGTCGTACTTCCATGTACGGACAACGCGAACCTGGCGCCGCAGGGCTGGGTGTACATCGTCACAGAGAATGTCCGGGGCCTGAGAAGCTACCCGCTGACTCTGCCGCACACCCTCGGCTCCACGGTGGACCTGTCCACCATCGCCCCGGCCTCGCAGGTCTAGCGCCATGCCGCTGCCCGGGGGGATCGTCTACATCACCGTCCACGGAACGTTCCTGGACAGCTTCGACAACCCCTCGCAGGGCTCGATCACCTTCGCGCCGCCGCCGGTGCTGGTCGACCCGGGCAGCTCGGTGATCTATTCGCGCCCGGTCAGCGCGAACCTGGACTCGACCGGCTCGTTCTCCGTCTCCCTGGTGTGCACGGATAATCCGCCGCTGGTCCCGGTG